CTATACTGGATACATAAAAATGGTTTCAAACACATTGCCTTTAGGTAGTGATAAATCTAATACTGCTCAAATCATTGTGATGGCCTATTTAAAGGGTAGTGATGGGTCTAAAAAGCCAGAAACTCCCCATGTGGGTAGTGCTCCCGATTGGTGCTCAGTATCCGTTGCCTCAGAGGGTACTCTTGAGAACCATTACAGGTTATCCCTGACCGCTTTATCGAGTAATCAAACTGGAGCTAACCGTTCAGGGGATATCTTCTTAACCTGTGGGGATGCTAACTTGAGTATACCAGTAACTCAGGAGCCACAAATGGATTCAACATTCACTCTCTCTGGATTGCCCATAGGTACAGGCTACTTTCTCTTTGGCAGGGGAGCTAGGCCACAGAATACATCATCTTCAGATCAGCTGTATCTACAGGGTCTCTCAGCAACTAGTACTACTACTATGAAGATTCCATTCTATGCCAATGGCTCAGAACCTGGTTCTCGAATAGAATGTACTACTGGAGATTTAGTATCTGTATATACTAAATCGGGTACTACCTGGCTATTAAAAGGGTCATTTATAGTACCAAGTGCAGGAGGAACAGTATCAATCTAAAAACATTATACATTATGGAAAATAAAGTTCTTAAATTAGGGGGGGGGAGATCTACCCAAGATGTAGATGCAGAAATAAAACAGGGAAGCTCTGAGAGATGGACAATACAATCTCAAAAGAGTAAGTATGTAAATGGCAAATTGTCTGGGGTTATTGGAGTTGGTTATTCTGCTAGCATCAATACCCCGGACTATGTTCTGGAGGAAGACAAGAGTATCAATCAGATTCAGATTACTGCACGAGCTAACGGTACTTCTGGGCTTTGTATACTTACACAAAATGAATCTGGTAATAAAATAAATCTACACCTTACTACTCCCGACGAAGAAAAAGAATATTGGGAAATACGTTTTAATCCTATAGCCTTCAATGGAGCAAGCACGGATGGTTTTTTTGCTGTTACTACCAATATTAGTGGCGAAGATGGATTTATGTCTGATGGTACCCTACATAAGAATTGGATAGTAAATCAATATAGATCTAGGATTAATGTCTATATTGCTATTAGGTACGGTCTGTACCAGGAAAATTTCGACATGTTGTCTTGGTCCTGCCTTGATAAGGATGGTAATGCTTTTTCCCCTAATTACAATCTACCCGATAACCAATACTTTACAACAAGAACAACTGGATTGGGTTCCTATACTCTTGAAAAAATTTCAAGCCCCTCTGTTGACAATGGTACTCTTATACTCTCCAGTAGGTTTAACCCCACTAAAAAATTTCCATTAGATTTGAACTTTTATTGGGGAACTTCAGTCTAAGACTTATATTGAGATTAAGATAATATCCCAATTATAAAAGCAATTACCCAAAATATCAAAGCTAAAGTATATGCAACAGAATACCTATGCCAGGGATACCAGCAGGTAATATAAGAATCTGCTTTTAGTATTTCTGGATGTTCTTCTTCGTATTTTTTATCCTCTTCTCTAGCATTATATTTAGCCAAGATGAAGAAAGGTAAGAATACGAAGAAGATTATTAAAGCAACTGGGAACAAGAGTAGGAGAAGAATCTCCCACCCTTGCATTGATGTCCCAGCATAATTACCATCTCTGTCAAAAAAGTATCTCATAGTAATTTGTATTTTATGTATCTGATTAATAGATAAATCGGAAATAGAGGTAATACTATCCATACCGAGATGAATAAAACGAGAGAGTGTATTTTGTGAGTATAGGGTAAATAATCCAAACAAACCCTTACAAAAAATACAGTGAACGGTAAGCATACCAAATAAATTATTGCTAATACAGTAGTCATTGTTCTTTGAAGTATTTGTTAATAATCTTGGTAAGCTTCTTATCAAATTCAATCCTCATATCGAAAGCCTTTGCATCATCCTTGAGATTCCGAATTTCTTTATCCAAAAACTCCATATTTCTCTTTATGGAAAAATAAGCCTTGAATGCAAGGAAAACCTTTTCATTCTCTTCTGTTAGGGGTAAAACCTTCCCCTCTTTCCCATCCAATCTTGGATATGTATTATCAGGGCCAAGAGTTCTTGCAACCTTTACTCTGTTACTTAGTAGAGCCATTCCACTTTTCTTATCGATAGATTCTACTGTTACTTTCTCCATGAGTTGTCTCCCATCAATTAAGAAGAAGACTTCATCACCTTCTTTGAGCTTTTTGATTTCTTTCTTTTCTTTTTTCATATCTATTTTATTTAGAAATTTTCTTTATGCAAATATACTAAAATTATTCTTTATTTATTGCATTATCTATTTTATTTTTTATAAATTCATAGGCATTGCCCCGGTAATCCTCTAGCATTTTGTATTCCTGTGGAGATAGAATTACTCCGTTTACTTTAAAAGCATCTCTTAGATGCTCTGGTATAGTGCCCTGGTGAGTGATGTTATTATAACGGATGATGAAAAGTTTCTCTTTATCTTCATCTATAACACCAAGAGTGTTGACTGGTTGGAGTTTAGTTTGGTAAATTCCCCCAAAAGCAGAAGGTACCATTAAAATACTTCCCGGTACTCTAGTTATCCAATGAGAATAATCGGGAGTAATTACGGCAATTTTACCCTCTTTCTCAAGCTCTTTATCATAAGCTAATCGATTAAACCAAAAAGCACATTTAAAACAAATTTGTTTTCTTGCCATAAGTTGGGGAATCTCTTTAGTTTCATCGAATTCCTCTAAATTAATTGGTTTGCCACATATCTGGCACTCATTTTTCTTGTCCATATTGCATTATTTTATAAGTTATATATGATAATAGAACCTCTAAACATATTGAAAATGGGTTATAAGCAATACTTTTGTTACTAAAATTGAACCATTAAAACTGATAAGTTATGGATAAACTAACAAATGAAATGATTAAAGACCTTGCTATTCGCTTAGGTCTAGAACCTGCTCTATTGAAAGCTGTTCAATTGGTAGAAGCAGCAGGTAGAGATGGGTTTTTAGCTGATGGTAGGCCTCAAATCCTCTTTGAGGGTCACATTATGTACAAAGAAGTACATAAGAAATTCCCTGACAGAGATTTAGCTTACCTTTGTAAGAGATATTCTACGATTTTCTTCCCTAAATGGGATAAATCGAAGTATTTGGGAGGTGTACACGAGTATAAGAGACTCGAATTAGCCAAAGAAATTGACGAAGAATGTGCATTGAAGTCTGCAAGTTGGGGTATGTTCCAGATTTGTGGGTTCAATCACAACCTCTGTGAATGTAAAGATGTCTTCGAATTCGTTCATAAGATGTCAGAATCTCATGCAAATCAACTAGAACTCATGTATTATTTCATGAAAAACTCTGGTTGTTTGAGTAATCTCAAAGAAAAGGACTGGGCTGGCTTTGCCAAGAAGTATAATGGTCCCGGGTATGCCCAGAATGCCTACGACCAAAAACTAAGAAATGCTTACGAAAACTTCAAAGATAAATTATGAAAAGATGTCATTTTAACAGCTGGGTAGCAAAAGTATTTCTTTTCCCTAGTTACAAAGCAATTACTCTGGTGTATAACTCATTCTTCAAACACAAAGTAGAAGAGTGTAAACCTGATGATATCAATCATGAATGTATTCATCAGATACAACAGATTGAATGTAGTATAGTGGGTTTGATACTTGGTATCATACTCTGGTTATCATTTGGTATATCCTTTTGGTGGGTAGTGGCTCTGACTTTTGGATTCTTCTATCTTTGGTATATCATCGAATATTTCATCATATTGTGCTTTGCCAAGTGGGATAAACAGAACGAAAGATATCATGATGTAAGTTTCGAAGAAGAAGCCCACAATAATGATAAGAATCTGAGTTACTTGGAAGACCGTAAGCCCTTTGCTTGGATTAAGTACATTAAATTGAGAAGCTACAAGAAATGAAAAAACTAAGGATATTGGGAGTGTCTGCTGGACAGGGTGCACTCCTGTTCCCTTTTAAGAAAAATTTGTTAGGGAACATAGAGACTCGAGGAGTATTTTATACTAAAGGCTTAGAGCAGTGGAAATTGAACTTTGGTGGTATACCCTATTATAAAGATGAAACCTTCCCAGATTGTAAGCCAGACATCATACTTTCAAGTCCAGACTGTGGAGCATCTTCTATTATGAGGCTTTCAAAAGTAAAAGAATTGGGCAATCCCCAAGAGAATAAATCCCTGAATCTAGTAATTCAATCAATCTTACATTATAAACCTAAGATATTTCTTATTGAAAACTTACCTCGTTTGCTATCTTTGCTCCCAAAAGAATATCTTCAAAAAACTCTTGAAGACTATAAACTTATTTTTCACGAAAGAAGCGTTTCCGACTATGGGAACTCCCAAGTATCAAGGAAACGTTTAGTTATCATTGGAGTGCATAAGAAAACCGGTAAGAAATACTTGAATGCTTTTAATGAAGTATTCCAAGTAAAAACTCCAACAATTACTAGAAATCTACTTAACGATTACCAGAATCCATTGAATTATAACATTCCTTTGGATAAAACCCTGGCAATGTATGATTATCGGAAGCTTCCTAAAAAGAAGAATCTAACCGTTAAAAAGATTCAGCTATTGTGGAATAGTGACTTCAAGAATGAAAAGAAATGGCCCATAAAGACTGCTAAGATGAGTACTCTCCCAGGAGTGTATCGATTAGAGTTAGATAAAGCTCCTCTAACTTTAAGACCTGCTGATAGACAGTTCCGACCCGATGGTTACCCTCTTGGGATTTTAGATTTCAAAGCAATTATGGGATTCCCTAAAGCCTACAAGATTTTCATGGATGAAGGCAATTACCTTTACTGGCTTAACAAGGCAAGGTATACCATAGCTAAAGGGTCGGTCTACGAAATTTCAATATGGTTCAAACGTTGTATTAAGAAGGTTTCATGAGCCCCTTATATTATATTATAAGTATACTTGTAAAATCTTCTATCATCACCTAAGACCTCTTACCAATTAGGATTTAGGATATTTCTCATTCGAATAGCTAAAGCTATTCTCATTCGAAAAAACGCGAAGGTACCATGAATTTTTCTTACCTAACTCGTTGAATTAGAATTAGTTAGATAGTGTTTTGGCTCGCAGAATATGTAAATCAAGGTGCCAGACCTACCAAATACTATCAGTACTATTATCATTTGAAAACCTAAAAGTTTTAAAGAAATGAAGTCACCGAAAGTAACTAAGCAAGAAGCCAGAGATTTAAAGAATATGGGCTTCATCCCTCAATCGATTAACAAATTGATTCAGAGACATCTAATTAAGAAAATGATTCCACTTGGAGCAAGAGTTTCTATGAAACGTTCAGATAACTCTTTGTTTGTAGGATATTCAATCCCATTAAACCAAAAGAACCTGGATTTAAGTGAAATTGAAAAACTCGAAGAAGTTATTGATGAACTGAAAGATATCATCAAGAAGAATAAATTTTAACCAACATGAAGAAATGGAAAGATGTATTAGTTCTAGTCTTACTAGGATTTACTATTTACCTTTGCTTCAGGAATTACAAACTTTCTCGAGAGGTTGATTCCCTAGAACAAGCGGTCAATGAAATCCCAGATACAGTATACACAAAGAAACCCTTCAAACCAGAGAAGAAGTACTCAGAAAAAGTTGAACCAGGTAAAATCTTAGTTCATGATAATAAGCAGCCAACTCTCTTTCCTGATTCCATGCTAAGGCAGCCAGTTATCAGTAACCAAGATTCCCTGGTTCAAATTGTTTTGAAGAAAGATAAGTTGAACTTAAGTCTGTTCAATAAGGAGACTAACACTTATTCAACTAGACTATTCCCAATCGACTTAGATAAGTACAACTACAACTGGTATGAAGGTCAATTAACTCGAAAGAAAGTTGCAAGGTTATCACTTAGTCCATACATTTATGGCAAATATAGACCTTTCAATAATCTCTTCGATATGGGAGCTGGTCTTTCAATCAAGACTAAGAGATTTAATTACAAATTCGGAGTCAATACCTTTTACTACCCAAAGATAAAATCTGGTATAGGTACTGACATCGAATTTCAAATAACGTATAACTTTTAAGTAATGGCAAAGACTATCTCAGAAACTAGAACTACATTAACTCGGGAAGAGCTATCAAACCTATCCCGAGTTTCTAGTGATGTTTTCTTTTTTAGCCTTTTTTGCTATGTGATACATCCAGTAAGAGGAAAGGTAAGATTCGATTTATACCCATTTCAGAAATCGGTTCTCTACAACTTCATTGCCCAACGATTCAATATCATTCTCAAATTCCGTCAGGCAGGAATTACAGAACTTATTTCTATGTACTGTCTTTGGTTGGCGATGTACCATCCCAACAAAAAGATAAACATTATCTCTATCAAAGACACAACTGCTAAGAAGGTGCTTAAGAAGATTAAGTTTATGTACAAGAATCTTCCATGGTACCTTCAAACTCCCATAATCAATGGTAGAGCTGGAGAATACGGTTCTGCTTCCATGATAGAATTTGATAATGGGTCATTTATCGAATCTATTCCGACATCATCCGAAGCCGGTCGTTCGGAATCCCTTTCTCTTCTGGTAATTGACGAGGCAGCAGTAGTAAGATGGGCTGCTCAAATTTGGGCTGCTGCATTTCCTACTCTTTCCACTGGTGGAGCTGCCATCGTCAATTCCACTCCCTATGGAGTTGGTAATTTCTATCACTCAACTTGGGTAGATGCCATTGCAGGAGGTAATCCTTTTAACCCAATTCGATTATACTGGCAAATGCACCCAGAACGAGATATCAATTGGTATAACCAAATGTCTTCTGCTTTGGGAGCAAAACGAACTGCACAAGAAATTGATGGTGACTTCTTATCATCTGGTAATACAGTCTTCGACTTAGCCGATATTAAAGCTATCGAAGACTGCCTTAGTGATTACCCAGTTATTAAGAAGAGATTTAATGGTCAATACCGACAATTCTGTGAACCCGAATCAGATAAAGAATATTTCATTGGTGCAGACGTTTCAACTGGTAGAGCTTCTGACTACTCTTCATTTACTTGTATGGATAAGCTAGGAGAAGAACAAGTAGTATATAAGGGAAGAATGGCAGTGGGAGCTTATGCTAAGTTACTTGGTGATACTGGGAAGTTGTTTAACTGGGCAGTAATAGCTCCAGAATCCAATGACGTTGGTTTATCAGTAACTTCTAAGCTTCAAGATGAAGGCTACCCTAACCTTTACTACTACCAGAAGATGCTAAAGAAAAAAGGTAAAAGTAGACCTGAAATGGATAAATCCCCTGGTTGGTTAACCACCCAAAAGAATCGTTCAGTGATAATAGAAAACTTGGAAGAAGATATTCGATTAGATCACGTAATCATTAAGGACCCATTCTTTGTACAAGAAGCTTATACCTTCATTTATGATGGTTTAGGTAGACCTGTTGCAATGGGTAAACATAGGGCTAACAATTCAGCTGTAGATGTAGACCTTGAAGGAGATGTATATGCCGATGATGATATCTTTGGAAAAGCAATATGTAATCACATAAGGAAAGGAAAAACTAACGTAATCGTACAACCAAGATGAAAAAGTACTTCAATTTTAGTTGGGGTTGGGGACGTAAGAAGGACCCTCCCAAGAATGGTACATCCTCTAATAAAGAGGAGAAGCCTGCCACATCGATTTCGCCTGGTAGGGTTTCAGTTGACGATGATAGCGATAACTTAATTACATCATTACAAGGGTTGACTAAATTAGTTGAACCCTCTTTTCGTGTTGATGTGATACCTTTAATTCGGGATTTATATAAAGTAAATCCTGATATGGGCATCGCATTGCAAGATATGTTTAAGTTAGCTAACACCAGTCATACAGTAACTTTCCCTAATAATACCGATGAAGAGGCTTCAAAGATGAGAGAACATCTTAAGAAAGCCACCAAGGGATGGACCAGATATACTGCTGGTATAGATGGTTTAGTTAACAAAATGATTGTTCAACTTCTTGTAAGTGGGGCAATATCTGTAGAAGGCGTACCAAATGACAAGCTTGATGGATTGGCTACTATATTATTCCTTAAACCAGAGCATATCAAGTTTAAACGGGAATTAAATGGGGTGTATGCTCCTTACCAAAAGAATATAAATTTCTTTGTTAAGCAACAAGATTACATTAAGCTTAACCCAGAAACCTACTTCTATGTTGGTATGTTCAATGATACCGATGAACCTTATGGAGTTCCTCCATTTATGCCTGCATTGGATTCTCTCAAAGGACAAAATGATATGAAGATTAACTTCAAACATATCATGGAGATTTGTGGTATGGTTGGTTTCTTAGAAGCTAAGATGCAGAAATCTCCACAAAGGCCAAATGAGAGTATCAAATCTTATGAATCCAGATTATACCATGAACTCAATATCCTCAAACGTAATGTTAAAGAGGGTATGAAGGATGGAGTAGTTGCTGGTTACATAGATGACCATGAATTCAAACTAAATTCTACTACTAAGGAGCTCGGTAATATCGAGAAGCCTTGGAATATGAACCAACAATCTGTAGCAAATGGGTTGGGAGTTAATGGCTCTATCATTGGGGTATCATCTACTACTGGTGAAGGTGCAACTGGTATAATGCTGTCTAAGATGATTAGCCAGTTAAAAAATATCCAAATGCTTGTAGCTTATGTATTAGACCGACTTTATTCTCTAGAACTGCGTCTGGCAGGCTTTAATAATAAGGGAATGAAGATTGATTGGGGAACTTCTACAGTTTCTGATGAAGTTAAAATCCAACAAGGTCTTCAGTATAAGATACAGAACCTTGACTTATTGTATAAGGCTGGTATCATTAGTCAAGAGCAATATGCTTGGGCAATGGGTTATGATTCTCCTGATGAGAAAGAACCAAGAGTTTCACTTGAGGACCAATTTGCTAAGGGAGGTAATACAGACCCACAAGAAGGAACTAAGAAGAAACAAAGGCAAGATGATAAAAACCAATCTGCTCGTAGGTCAAGAGATAAGAATAACCCGGCTCCTTCTCGAGGAGACCAAAATACTAAAGCAAGATGAGTAAATTTACAAAGAAAAACAAAGAGCATCTTGATTCTATGGTGATAGGTCAAGGCCATACCATTATGGCTGGGTATATCCCAGAAGCAGTGGGAGCCAAGGCTTTCTCAGAGAATTATTACAAATGGAAAAATCCTACACCGGATTCCATTGCTCAATTTGGGTTTTGGGGAGGGGATATAGATTATAATACTTATTATCCCAACCTGGACAAATCGGAATTAACTCCTAAGGACGAAGAGTTTATCGAACCTATGTTCCGATTACTTTCGGAAACAATCGTATCGAAAAATTGGAATCCTACAGACTTCGGTCAAAATGGAGTACTAAAGGCTTCTATGAAGATGCTGCTTGGTCAAACCGTAAACTGTGACCATGAAACAAACATCGGTAATGCTATTGGAGCTGTATCACAAGTAATGTGGCAGGAATCTTATAAAGATGGTAGCTTTACTATACCAGCAGGTATCAACGGTATTCTGAAGATTGATGGTAAGGCAAATCCAAGGATTGCTCGAGGAATTCTTATGGAGCCACCCTCAATTCATAGTAATTCGGTTACTGTACAATTCAAGTGGGATAAATCTCATCCCCAAATGGAGGATAATGAATTTTATCAAAAACTTGGTACTTATGACTCTAAGGGAGTTATGGTACGTAGAATGGTTACTGAAATTGTTCGTTACCTTGAGACCTCACTAGTTTCACATGGTGCTGATTCATTTGCCCAGAAAATTGGTTCGGATGGTAAAATCATTAACCCAACCTTTGCCAAAAGAACTTGGGCATCCTATGAAGAATACCGAGATGATAAATCGAAGCAATACTTCTTTACGGATTATAAATCAGATTTAACATCATATCAAGAAAAGAACGATACTCGGGATTCTTTTAATGATAATGATGCCAAGGATAATCATTCAAACGAAAATAATATGAACGAATTCGAAAAATTTCTTGAAAGCCTTTTCGGGGATAATATGCTTACCCTGGAAGAAGGTAAAGAGATGAATCAGGAAAATGTAATTGCCTGCATTCAGACTTTGGTATCATCCAGAAACGAATTGCAAACTTCGGTAGATAATCTTACTACAGAGAAAACTTCTCTTACGGAACAGATTACCAACTTGAATGCCGAAGTAGCTAACTTGAAGGAAATGGCAACCGTAGGAAAGAATCACATTGCTTCTCTCCGTGAAAATGCCGTAGAAACCTACAAGAAGTTAATGGGTGATAAGGTAGATGAGACAATCGTTACGATGCTCAATGCCGAGACTACTGGTATTACTACTCTTATTTCCTTGACCAAGGATTACCAAGCTCGCTTGGAAGAGAAGTTCCCTCTCACTTGCTCAAAATGTGGTTCTAAGGACGTCAACCGTGCTTCCTCAATTGCTGAGGATGATACCGAGGGTAAAACTGGAACCCAGAGTACTGATACCCAACGGAATTCAGAATCTCCGAGTACTAAGAATGTAATCGATAACTTGTATCGAAACAAAATCAAATAACTAATATAAATAATCCGCGTTATGGAAAAAACTAAAATCGTAAACGACCCTCAGCAACTTACTCTCTTTGGGGAAAGAACCCCGAGAGCGGTGATTTACAAAAGTGAGTCACACAAATTGCACCAGGCTTTCAATGTTAAAGCTGGAGAGAAAATCGTACAGGGTATGCCAGTGGCTTTGAATGAAGAAGGTTTGATTTACCCTTGCACTGATACAGCTACTCAAGTTTATTTGGGTGTAGCAGTAACGGATAACGTTAACCCTGCTTATCAACCTCAAAGAAATTTCCCGGTAGAGGTAACAGTAGCTATGGAAGGTTACATGATTTGTAACTGGGTATCAAACGAAAATATCGAAGCTGGCTATGTAACTCCCGATGGAGAATTGCTTAACGATAGATTCGTAAAAGCTAACCAAGCAACTTCAACCCAGTTCATTGCCCTTAATCCAGCAGAAGAGGCAAATGAGGTAATTCAAGTACTCATCAAATAAGAGAAAAGAAGTTATGGAAAATAAAATAGATATTACAAAGTTGAAGGCTCAAGATTTTATGAATGAGCTGCCGGAAATGGTAAGAAGCTTGGAAGCTGTTCGTTCCGGTTCACAGGACAAGAAGCCTGTAGAGGTAACTTTTGGAGAATTGGTTACCGGTAAATGGGGTATTTCAGAAGATGAACTTTTTGAAAAGATGGGCATCAATCCAAAAGTGGACACGATGCAGAACATCTTTACAATGCCCCAACAGAATGTTCGTTGGATTGTTCCGGAAATCATTCGTGCTGCTATCACATTGGGTATGCGCCAGGCTCCGTTCTATCCGAACATCATTGCATCTGATCAACCAATCAATGGTTTACAAGCAATCATGCCGATGGTTAACATGTCGGATGCTGCCCCTGCAAAGGTTAATGAGGCAGAAACTATCCCATTGGGTGATGTTAGCTTCGGACAGAAATCAGTTAGCCTCTTTAAAATCGGAAAAGGTTTCAAACTTACTGATGAAGTTCGTAACTATGTTTCGCTCGATGTCTTGGGAATCTACCTTCGTGATTTTGGTGTTCAGTTGGGTTATGCTCTGGATACTCTGGCTATGGACGTTGCTATCAATGGTAACAACCCTGATGGCTCTGAGTCTGCCCCGGTAATCGGTGTATACGAAACAACTAATGGTATCACTTACAAAGACCTTCTGCATATTTGGGTACGTGCTGCTCGTATGGGACGTAACTTCCAAACTATGATTGGTGGTGAAGACCAGGCAATCGAAATGCTGAACTTGCCGGAATTCAAGGATCGTCACTCTGGTACTACAGAAGCTACCCTGAATGTTAAGTCTCCTGTTCCCAAGAATGCTGACTTCTACATTCACCCGGGTACACCCGACCAACAGTTGCTGTTGATTGATACATCTGCTGCCTTGATTAAGCTTACTGCTCGTCAGTTGATGCTTGAATCTGAAAGAATCGTTTCTAACCAGACTCAGGCAATCTATGCAAGCTTGACTACTGGCTTCTCTAAGATGTACCAGGATGCAACTCTGTTGCTGGCTGCTGACAAGAAGTTCTCAGAATTCGGTTTCCCCGAGTTCATGAACGTAGACCCATATTTGATGGTTAACCTAGAATAATAAGGGACGTCCGGTTTCATCTATATAAATTCCCTGAGAGGGTAGGTAACTAAAAAGACCTATCCTCTCTTTAATCATTTTTAAATCTTAGGAAATATGGCTAAAGATAAATATACAGTAACTGTGGGACCAAGAGCTTACAGTTTTCATGACCAATCAACTGGTATTACCGTTTGTAGAGGAGAAGACAAGGAACTCTCTCGTCGTCAATTCCGTGCACCAAAGATTCAGAAGGCAATTGCCTCTGGCCATCTGATTATCATTGCTGATAAATCAGAAATCGAAAAGTATTCAGAGGCCGACATCGAAAAGTTGGATAAGAGACTGAAGGCTCAGTTCAAGAAAGGCATGACTCTTGAAAAACTTGCAAAGGGCTATTCCCTGGAAGAACTGAAACTGGTAGCAGGTCTTCATGAAATCGTTGCCGAGAAAGATGATACAGTAGAAACACTTATTCAGGCTTTGCTGGAAGAATTCGAATCCTCTTCTAAAGGGTAATATATGAAAATTACATAAGACAGACTAATATGAATAACAATCTGGACTTTTTGTACGTTACGTCAGGTCTGGAAGTTTCATTCAGAGTCATATCCAAAGTCCCGGCCAAATCCATTTTTGACTGGGACTTTGGCGATGATAAGGGAGAGGTTTTCAATGGTGGAAGACATGTTTCCTATTCTTATGAAACTCCCGGTTTTTATACAGTTACCTTACACGTAACTAACTCTGCCGGTTTAGACCTTACCGTAGATAAGACTCTGGTAGTTTGTGATTATGGGCATACGGCATTAGCCGATACAATATATAACTTAATTGATTACTACATACCTTCAGAAATATCCGATGGTATGACCAGGGAAGAGAAATCTATATACATCACTAAATGGCAATATTATATTGGACCACTAGTAAACCATACAATTGCACCAGATAAATATACTGATGAATTATGGTATGAAGCACTAGAAAACCAATTAATAATGGAATTGGCAGCATGGGACTTTCTTAATGTGAAGATACTTAATCTATTGACAAGTACTTCCGAATACCTAAGTCAAATTACATCTACCAAAGAGCAAACTGGTGATGGTACTTCTAAACCCGAACTTGCCCGAGGTGATAGGATTAAACAAATCACTACTGGGCCTACTGAAGTGCAATATTATGATACCTTGGCAGATGCTACAAGTTCCCTATGGAAAACACTTTCTCAAGCAATGCAACCAGGTGGATTAATAGATGAATTAAGGAAGAACCTTTGTATGTTAGCTTCACGATTGGAAATCTACTTACCATTCTGTGATGAAGTATTCAGAACCGTAGTTCCTAAAGTAGTTAACAGAAGGCAACCTGGAGTATTAGATGGACCCAACCCAAGTGCTCCAGTAAAAGGTGGTAAGAAATCAATCTTAACTAAGTTATGACAAAAGAACCCTGGAGAATGGTAAAGAACCGCTCTTGGGATAGATACAAGAAAATTATCACTGACTTCTTAGATTGGGATGCTGGTAGGCAATCCATAACCTGGGCCAAACATGTTAATCAGCTTCTCAGTCATGCCGAAGACAGTATACCTAAATATTATAACATCCAAATCGAGGCATTATGTTACTACAATGCTTTCAGAAACTGGCCTATCAATAAGGCAACTATTTCAGGAGAATTGGATGATGAAAACTTATCAATACTAATTTCTAAATCTTATATAGAACAAATCGGTTATCTTACACCGGAAGGTTATTGGGATTTTAATTGGGAACAAGATAGGTTTGTAATTAATGGTATAACGTATAAGCCTTCTGGAGATACTCAGACTGCTCAGGCAAAGGATGAGGCTTTAGTTTTCATGGTTATCCTAAAGAGAGACCGAGATACAAAAGTAGAATTTGTAGAATAAAAATAAAGTATATGGCAAAGATGTTAGTACTGAGGTGGACACCAATTACTACCAACAATGGGATTTGGTTTGATAGTAACTTGGTTATCCTTAACGGTACCTCTGGAGTTCATATTGAAATGAAAGGTAATGGCAATGATGTAACGGCATTTCAATCGATGACCGGAAACAAATTTGTCACCTGCTTTCAAGATTACTTCGGGGATATCTGGGATAAAATAATACCTCATCCTGGTATAGGCCAGGTAATAAAGTTCCGTGTAAATAGGCTTCCTGATTATGCTTGCATACGGGGAGATATTGAGGACGGTGGAGATGTAGACCCAGAAAACCCAGATGTACCAAAGAATGCTTTCTGTGGTTCAGAAGGAGAACCCTTCAGAGATACCGACTCTGAATTCTTACTGGGTCGTCAACGTGCAGTAATTAATCCTTAAATTTTTAAAAATATGTATGTAAGTAAGTATTATACCTGCGAAGAAATTGACCAGCGGTTGTTACAAGGTTACTATGATGACTTTGTTCGTGCTGGCTTTGCCGGAACTATTAATGAGTTCTGGGCCTTCGTACTTTCTATCAAGGATAAGGTAGATAAGAAAGAAGGTTATGGCTTATCTAAAAACGATTTTACCGACGAGCTTAAGGCTAAGTTGGATGGAATCGAGGAGAAAGCAAACTACATCACTAAAGTTTCAGAGCTTGAAAATGACCTCAAGTTCCAAACTGAAGAGGATGTTAAGAAGGCAATCAGTGACCTGGTTGATGGTGCTGATGATGCTCTTGATACTCTTAAGGAGTTGGCAGAAGCCTTGGGCAATGACCCCAACTTTGCAACAACTATCACAAATAAACTTACCGAGCTTCGTACTTCTCTTAGCGAGGAAGTAAGTCGTGCTAAGGAAGCAGAAGCTGCTCTGGGTGCTGCAGTAGCTGCAGTTCAGGATAACCTAGAATATGGGTTAGACCAAATCAATAAGAAGATTGATACCGTTAAGGCAGACTTAAAAGCTGAAATCGACCGAGTTGAGAAGAAGGTAGATAAGAATGCTGAAGACATCAAAGACCTTGAAGATAAGGTAAATCAAGATAATGATGAACTTGAGAAAGAACTCAAGGACCTTATTCAAAAGGAAAAAGATGAACGTATCGCTGCCGATAATGAGATTAAGGAAAGTGTAAATAACCTTAAGACTCTTCATATCAATGACAAGGCTGCACTCGAGGCAAAGATTGCTGAAGAAACTGCAAATCGTACCAATGCAGATACCGTACTGGATTCTAAGATTAATGAGGAAATCACTAATCGTCAATCAGATACTCAAGCATTGCAGAGTAAGATTGACCAGGAAGCAGTAGACCGTCATTCTGAGGACCAAGTTCTTCATAATGAAATTTCTAAAGAGGTAGCTGACCGTACTAATGCAGATAATGCTTTGCAAGGTAAAATTGACCAAGAGGCTCAAGCTCGTACCTCTGCAGACCAAGTACTTCAGAATAATATTGATTCCGAAGCTACTGCTCGTGCTGCTCAGGATTTGGTTTTGGACCATAAGATTGAGGATGTAAAACTCCAAGGTCAAGCAGATAAGGCTCAACTGTTGGAAGCTATTGCTACTGAAACTCAGGCTCGTAAAGATGCAGATACGGCACTTGATAATAAGAAGGTAGATAAACGTGAAGGTTATTCATTGACTAAGAATGACTTTACGGATATTCTCAAAGCTAAGCTTGACGGTATTGAAGAGAAAGCCAATTACATTACCAAGCTATCTGAGTTGGTTAATGATATGGACTTCCAAAATGAAGAGCAAGTTAACGCTGCTATTCAGAAAATTGTAGGCTCTGCTCCTGAGGTACTTGATACATTGAAGGAAATTGCCGATGCTCTTGGTAATGACCCTAACTTCGCTGCAACTATCACCAAGAAGTTAGCTGCAATCACAGAACAGGTTAACCAAGAAATCGAAGACCGTATTGCAGGAGACGAGGCAAACAGTGCTGAAGTAGCTGCTGAAGTTCAAGCTCGTAAGGATGCAGATACTGCCCTTGAAACTAAACTGAAAGAATACGTAGACAATAAGTCTGCTACTGGAGATGCTGCACTCGGAGTTGTAAGAGATAACCTTAATAAGGAAATCCAAGACCGTAAAGATGCCGATGCAGTAATTCAGGCTAACTTGGATAAGGAGATTGCCGAAAGAAAGACTGCTGATGAGGCTTACACTGTAAGTTTGAATAACGTAAACAAACGTGTTTCAGAATTGGCTTTAAGTATTCAAGATTCTATTAACACTCTTCGTAATGAACTTACGGAACAGGTTAATGCGAATACTACTGCTATCGCTACTAATCAGCATGATATCGAAAGAAACTCAGAAGCCATCACTAACTTAACCAAGACTGTAGGGGATAACTACAAGGAAGTTAAGGATATGATTAACGAGGAAATCGTTGACCGTACCAATGCTGATAGTGGTTTGAGTTCTCGTATCGATAATGTAAATATCGACCTTAACACTGAACGTGTTGAGAGAACAGCTGCAGACCAAGTTCTTCGGGTAAATCTTGATAAAGAAGTAGCAGACCGTACTGCTGCCGATAAAGCCTTGTCTACAGAATTCACTGCTAAATTGGATAATACCAAGCAAGCTTTGGAATCAGAGGTAGGTAAATTGAATACCAAGATTGACCAAGAGAAAACGGATAGAGCTGCGGCTGATACTGCATTGGGAGCTCGTATTGATACTCTAGAGGCAGGCAATACGACTGCTATGAATGACCTCAAAGAGCAGGTTAAGAATAATACCACTGCAATCAATACAGAGAAAGACCGGGCAATTGCCAAGGAAACTTCTCTTGAGGCAAAGATTGATACCAACCTTCAGAATCACAAGGATGACATGGCTGCTATCAACCAGGATATCCTTACTGAGAAGAACGAACGTTTGGCAGGTGATACTCTGTTGCAAACCAATATCGATAAGGAGGCCACAGAACGTGCTAATCAAGATACCCTTATTAATAATGCTATTGCTCAGGAAAAGGCAGACCGTACTGCTGCAGACCAGGCAATGGATAATAAGAAGGTAGACAAAGTAGATGGCAAGGGTCTTTCTGCAAATGATTTTACCGACCTTCTGTATGCTAAACTTGATGGCATCGAAGAACATGCTAACTACATTACGAAGGTATCAGAATTACTCAATGATTCTGATTTCCAGAATGCAGAACAAGTAGATGCAGCTATCCAAAAGATTATTGGTTCTGCCCCTGAAGTACTTGATACTCTAGCAGAGATTGCTAAGGCATTAGGAGATGACCCTAACTTCGCTGCAACCATGACTGCTAAGCTTACCGAATTGGAGAATAAGCTTACTGCCGAAAAGAACTTGCGTGAACAAGGGGATGATAACCTGCAACAGTCTTTCACTAACTTGAGTACTACCCTTACCACAACGGTAAATGATTTGAGAACTTTTGTTAGTGAAACTCGTACAGAGTTGTTAACTTCTCTGAATGCTACCAATGCTTTGGTAAACCAGAACTCGGCAAATATCCAACGTAACTTGGAATTAATCCAGGGTATTCAAGATAACGGTAATGGTAATTACACTGCCATCAAGGATTTGTTGGAAAGTGAAATTGCTGCTCGTAAATCTGAAGATATCAGGTTGGAAGCAAAAATCGACCAGAATACTTCTGACCTTAACACAGAAAGAGAAGAAAGAATTGCTGCCGATAAAGTTCTCCAGGATAATATCGATGCAGAGGAAGCTGCTCGTATTGCAGAAGATAAGAAAATCAATGCTCGTATCGATAAAGAAATCCAAGACAGAACTGATGCTGATACTGCATTAGACAATAAGTTCACTGCAATTACCAATGACCATGAGGAAAGATTGGTAGCTGAGGAAGGTACTTCTGATGCTTTGCCTGGTACCATGGTTACAGATGTAAGTGCTGTAACTCGTAACGCTACCCAACTTACATTCAAGGTAAAGACTTCTACTAAAGACCAAGAGAATAATCAGTATGGTGCTGATGTAGAGGCAACTAAGAATCTTTTGGCAGCAACTCAAACTCTTGCTGGAGTTATGACTGCAGCTGATAAGGTTAAGCTTGACGGCTTAGACCCCAATGCTATTACCGAAATTTCAGCAGCTTCTGATGCTGATAAGGTTACAGTTACAGTAACTAAGGATAATGGCTTGAATGATGACACTACAGATACTTTTGATTTACCGGTAGTATCAGTAGATAAGGCTGGTACCATGACTGCGAAAGATAAAGTAGAATTGGACAGAATCAATACCGCTAACTTTGCTTTGGGTGCAGTTACTCCTAATGAAACTACTGTAGGAATTGCTGCTACTAAGACTAATGTTGAAGATGGCACTACAGTTCAGAATCCCATTACTCTGCCTTCATCTACTCCCGAAAAGGCTGGTGTACAATCAGCAGCTGATAAGACTAAGTTTGATAGGGTTCATTTTGCTAATTATAACCTATCGGAGGTTACTTCTTCTTCTCATGAGGTAAGTATAATTGGTAATAGAACTAACATCGAAGACGGTACCAATCAAAGAAACAAAATAGTCATACCCAGAGTAACTCTTGAAAAGGCAGGAGTTATGTCGGCTCTTGATAAGGTAAAGCTTGATGAGACCTTACCAGATGCTATTGCTCAAGAGGTTCAAGACCGCAAGGATGCAATCGAGGCTTTGACTAATTCTTCTACAGCTGCCTTGAACAAGGAAATCCAAGACCGTAAAGATGCAGATACGGCTCTTGATACCAAGTTCACTAAAGCAGTAGCTGATGAAACAAAAGCTCGTAAAGATGCAGATACTGCATTGGGTGCAAGGATTGACAAGGAGATCTCCGATAGAACAGCAGCAGATACTGCACTTGATAATAAGTTACAGGCAAATATTGATGCTCTAGAAGCTAAGCATGATGCCTTTGTTGCTACGAAAGGTAAAGCTAATGGCTTTGCTTCTCTCGATGCAAATGGTACGGTACCTGCTAACCAATTGCCCTCATATGTAGATGACATCATTGATGTATATGCTACTTATGATAAATCTGCTACTGGAGAACTTACGAATATTAAATTGTATTCGGATGCTGCTCATCAGAATGCTATCACTGGAGAGGCAGGTAAGATTTATATCAATATTACCAATGGTGAACCTCCTTACCAATTCCGTTGGACAGGTACTATCTTTGCAAGGGCAGATGCTCAGGTACTTATCCTTGGGCAAATTACAGGTACTGCTTTCGATGGTGGTAGAGGTAAAGAATTGGAAGACCAGGTAGCTTCTCTGAAAGCTAATGGTGCATCTCATTTTGATAATAACACTTACCAAGCAAGTACAGTACGACTGAATTTCAAATGTTGGTTTGGTAAGGGTAATGTTCAAGATCATTCTTCTCAGATTACTGCTGCTACAGCTTCTCAGGCTGGTGTAATGACTGCTGCTGATAAAGTTAAACTTGACACTACCTTACCTAATCAGATAGCTGCAGAAACTACCAATCGTACCAATGCAGATAATGCAATTACGGCTAAGATTAACAGTTTCCCTGACCATATCTTGGGTAGAGATTTGGAGAACTCAGGTAATCTAATTAATCTTACCACTTCTGCTACTAAATTAACTCTGGGTTACTGGTGGACAGAAAGGAAAGAGGATGGTAGTTTCCAAGTAAACGAAACTCAACATACTTTCGATATTCCCGCAGCTACACAAACTGTAGCCGGTGTAATGACCGCAGCCGACAAGAAGAACTTGGATAGCACAGTTACTGGGTTGGCAAATGAGATTACTAACAGAACCAATGCCATCAATTCTCTTAGAACAGAATTGAAGACTTACATCGATGAAGCAGTAGGTAATACTGATACCGATTTAACTGCATTGGAAACCAAGGTAAATCAGCATATTGCCAATAAATCTAATCCTCATGGAGTTACCAAGGCTCAGGTAGGTTTGGGTAATGCTTCCAATACTTCGGATGCAAATAAGCCAGTATCTACTGCTCAGGCTGCTGCTATTGCCGATGCTAAGGCTGCTGGTACTGCTGCTCAGACTTCTATCAATAACCATGCTGGTAGAAAGGATAATCCTCATACAGTAACTAGAGCTCAATTGGGATTGGCAACTACCGACCAGGTAGTATTTGCTAAGACCACGGCTCCTTCCGGTTTCTTCAAAGAGTCTTCAGATGTTCGACTCAAATCTAACATTAAGGATTTGAATCATACTCTGGAACAGATTTGCCAGATACCAACTAAGTCATTCGAAATGCTTGGTAAAGAGGACGAGGGAACTATTGCTCAGAATCTTGAGGGATTGGGATTTGGTAAATATGTGGAAGAAGTTCCAGTAGAGAAATCTACAGTACCTAATCCAGAGGAGTTTGAAACTTTGGAAATCAATGGAGAAGAATATGTACTCGTAAAACAAGTTAAATATCACAAGATGTCAACTTTGGCAATCGAGGGTGTTAAACTTCTTTACGATGAGATTAAGGCTTTGAAGGCTGAGATTCAAGAACTTAAAAATAAATAATCATGGGAGAGATAGCAACCTGGAGTGCTGTCAAAACTAAAGTAGGCCTTGGTAAGACAGGAAATGACTGCCCTACCAAGGCTGAATTGTTAGCACTCTCCTCGACAGGAACAGGGGAGAATTATGTGGGGTTGGAACTATCCAATGCCAGTTCCTATGGAAATAATGAATGTGTCAAACTCGAAGATATTCATAAGGTAACCTGGAAATATACTTTTACTCTTTGGACAGATACTTTGAATTTCTCGGCTTTAGGCGGAGAACCTACTAATGAGAAGCCTTGGTTTGGGGCTACTTCTACTAGAACTAAATATTTGGATGGTGTAGCTACTAGTACTGTAGAGAGTGTTGCATATAGTCATTCAGGCAGACCTTCTTGGGTAACTTGGGCAGACGGTACAGGTTGGAGAGCTACCGAGAATCTTGAGTTAACTGCCAGGTCTAAAACTGACGGTACTATCATACAACAAGGTTCAGGTAAAACCTATACTATCAAATGGTATCAGGCAGCAGCCTCTCAATCTTGGAGTTATGGTTGGAGTGTAACACCTACCTCTATGTCTTTTGGGGCTACTGGAGGTACTAAAACCTTTTCAGTTACTTCTTACAAGCAAGAATTAAGAAATGGACATAATTATGGTAACCAAATTTCTTTAACTTATACCAGAGCTAATGGAGGAAGTATATCCGGTACTGGTACTTCAGTAACTATGGGTAATAATACTTCTACCAGTACTCGTAGTGGTACCGTAACTTTAACACAAGCTGAAACCAATAAGAAAGTAACCATATCTTGTTCTCAATCTGCGGGTTATAAGACTTATAGTGAAATTACTGCAAGTGGTGGAGCTGTAACAGATATACCTGCAAGTGGAGGTACAAGAAGTTCATTTACTACTTTGCCAACTTATTCCCAGACCTGGGGATGGAATGGTTCTACAACGGGAGGAGGTACGATTACAAGTGGTGCTAGTATTAGTTATGGTACTGCAGTTAGTGCAAGTAATCTGGAAGATACCGTAAAATCTAGAACCCAAGTAGGTACACTTACTGGTACTTTATCACTCAATGGTAAAACTAAATCTGTAAGTATACCTGTATATCAAGAGGCAAATAAATGGTTGAGCTATTCTTATGGTTCATGGTCTGTAACTCTAACTGCTAGTTCATACACTATTTCTAATACTGGAGGAAGTGTAACTTTATATCCAAGTGCAAGTAGAGATCGATATTCAAATTATACTTCTGGTTACACAGTAAGGGATGGCTATGATACTGCTGACCCATCCTTAAGTACCAATGGTATTTCGGGTTTTACATTATCTGGGACTACTCTTAGGGCTTCTGAGAATACCAGTACCAGTTCTAGAACCGTTAGAGTCTTTGCTAACTATGATGGGGCTTCTGATTATGTAGATATTACTCAGGGTGGTGTTTCAGTATCTTATAAGTATTACTTGGCATTTACTTCCCCTACTGGTTCTAGAACTACTTCCAGAACCGGATTATCAGCTTTGGGAGGTAATAATTTTACAGTTGATGTAGCTTATTCTTTTAAGACTAAGGTAATAAACGGTTCTGAAATAAGTACAAGATACCCATTAGCTTTAACTGTAACCTCAAAATCAAGTTGGGTTACAAATGTAGCAATTACAACGTTATCAAGTGATAATGGAAACTATGGGTTAACCTTAACCTTAACAGAGAATACCGTAGAATCAACAAGGTCAGGTACCATTAAATTAAGGCAAGCAGAAAACGATGGTGACGGTTGGGAGCTTACAGTCAACATAACTCAGAATGCTGCAGTGATTACCTATGAATATTCCTTTAGTCTTTAAAATACAACTAGCATTACCTGCTCCAAATATAGAGGTTGCTCAAGAAGTAGCAAACAAAGCTCAGGTACTCATTAATCAATTTGGATACTATCAATTTCTAAAACTGGTAGACTTCATGCAGAAGAATCCAGGTGCAGTATCATTCGGTTTAAACTTAATAAATAGAAAATGATTATGGAAGAATTGATTTTTCAGAAAGTACAAAAGGGTGATATGATTTTCACCTTAGAGAAAGATCGTCGGTCTGGTTATCCAATCTTTGACCAAGCAAGAGTTTTAAAAGTTGGCGAAAGTAAACCAATGGCCTCAAATGGTAAAGAAGGTTTTGTTAACAGTATCGAATTAGTGATACAAGATTCAATATCTCAAATTACCATTTATTTACCAACTAATGTAAATGAAGGTATTTATAATGGTACCTATTATACGACCAATCTCGATAATATCATTAATGAGGTATCAATGCAGAAACAGAATGCTTTAAATATTTTAAATAACAAAGCCAAATTTGAGGCCGTTGTTTCTGAATGCGATAATATTCTTGGTTTAATTAATAATCGTTCAGAATCACCTCGTAATCCTGCTCCAGATTTCGAAGAATTTAAGTTATCCATGAATGAGAGGTTAACTAACCAAGAAACCCTTTTATTAAGGATTGCTCAAGAATTGGGATTAGATAAACCTAAACAATAATAAGAATTATGCCAAGTAAGTCGGTTAATATTACACTATCGATTCCAATTGGTCCTCTAGAAATATACGTAGATAAACGAGAACAAGCTCGTGCAGAAAGGTTGATTGCTAAAACTCCAAGTATCTTAACTAAGGGTTATGCGAAAGGTACAGAAAAGTTTGGTAATCAACTTCTTCGTATAGTAAGACGAAGTTTGAATACTGGTGTACCTCCAAGGGGTTCCGGAGTATCTTGGCCACCACATGCTCCTGGTACCATAAAGAAATATGGAGACCATACCATGCTAAATCTTACTGGACAATATGCCAGGTCAGTTACCTTAGTAAAAGGTAAGAAAAGAACTTTCGTTGGTTTACCAATTGAAATCAAGAAGATTACTTATACTGGTAAGACTTCAAGAAAAACTTTGAATCAGATAGCTATCATGTTAGAGTATGGTAGTAGAGATGGTAATTTACCACCTCGTCCTCTCTGGGCTCCTGCATTTAAGGCTGCTGGTGGAAAAGCTGCCTTACAAAAGGAAATACGTAATGAAGTTAGAAAAGAAATAAGGAGGATTATATAATGGCAGCAGACTTTGAAATATCTTCATTATCCGGAACTGGTACTGCAACTATTAGGGTAAAGCCTAAGGCAGTAAACGAAGACATGAATAATATAAAAGAGCAGGTTCTCAAGGTAGTAGTTCAGGGTGTAGAAAGGGAAGTAACCCTGGTACAAAAGGCTGCTCCTAAAATAGTAGAGACCTGGGGAACTTATTTTAGTATCACTCCAGAAACTACTTCCCATACTTTCGATGGTACTAAAAGGGGTGAGACTCTAGAAATAGGGGTATATAGTTACCAACAGAAGTTTATAAATAATGAGCCTCAAGATGAATACCGTGCTATAGATTGGAAATTAGAAAGCTCATCCGATTGGTTAGAGGTAACCCAAGAAATTGGGGAAGCTAATGCCGCAGGTAAGCTTACTATCAAAACTAAATCTACTAATCAAGAACATAACCCCAGTAACTATGACCCATTAGAAAGAACTACTACGGTTAAGATTATCTTACAGCAAGAACCTAACACTAAGATAGTTTTAAATATAACTCAATCTCCAGGTACTAGAACTACTAAGTATGGCTTTGAACCAACCCCGAATATACCATTCCCAAATCTTGGTCAAAATACTAGTACTGCTCAGATTAGTAAGGTAAAGGGTTATCAGTACTACCTTATCAACGGTATTCAAGTTGCTAAATTTGTAAAACAATTTAAGATAACCGATATAAGTAAGACAATAGAGGGTCAAATCCCTGGAGGTATTGGTTCTGAACCAATACCCTTTAAAGTATGGCTTACCGATTATCCTTCAAATATTGCTACTCAATGGGTTAGTGAATTAAATTGTGTTGGTCATTTACAAACCATAATAAGTGGTTTTGGAGGTATTCAGGTAACTTATAATGGGTATATTAATGACAATGGCAATCAAAGTGTTCAATTAAATATTAGATTAGGACTTTAATGGTAAACTCAGAAGAAATAGTAGAAAGAACTTTTTATATCTCTCTACTTAGTACAATGTTGGAAATGGGTCTTACCTTAAACCCAGAAGACTTCTTACCTTTGTCTCAAGAAAACGAAAAAAGATTTCAAGAGGCAATCAAAGGTATGAAGAAGTTTATACCACTTTTTGGTATAGGGAATAATCAAGTAAAAGGACCTAAAACTCTCCCAAGGATAACCATAGAATTACAGGGTTATTATGCGGGAGATATTGGTGTGAATAAATACATCATTGGTGATAAACTAGAAGGTGGTAATTATCAAGCTTCTGAATTCCCTTACGAAACTAAGGATATCACCATAGATGTACATCTGGTTTCTCAAACACAAGCAGATATGAGATTGCTACATACAATCTTATATACCGGCTTACCTGCTAGAGGATATGTGAGACCATACTTCAATGACTTAGAAGAATGGGAAAAGGGCAGGCTTGCTCCCACCGGAAACCTATTCATTGAGATTGGTAATTATTATGACCATCCAGATGTAGAACATGGAATACTTGAGAAGGTATACACTTATATATGTAAGGATGGCATTCTCCCAGAAAAGCTTTTGGAAGAAGGCACACTTACACCCATCAAGGATATCTCAGTTCTCATTGGGACATTAGAACAAAACGAAAACGAAATGTTAGAGTTAAAGGTACCGAAAGAATAGGTACAATACTCTAAGGTATAAATTAAACGAGTAATTAACTTTAATCACAATAGAATTATGCCAACTTCACCTCATGTTGATTTTAAGTTTAAGAACAACAACGTTCTTCAAACTACTCCTATGTTAGGAGTTTCTTGTGTATTGGCTAGAACTACTAAAGGTCCATACGATGACCCTTCAGAAATCATCTCTACATTCTCTCAGTTCCAAAGAATCTATGGTTCTGAAATTGTACCGGATGGTTCTGTATCAAATATCGAAAAGGCCTTGCAAGGTGGTTCTAAGCTTCGTGTTATTCGAGTACTTGGTAAGGGAGCTACTCAAGGTACAGTAGCTGCAACTGCAGGTAAAGCTAAAACAGTTGCTAAATCCGAAGAGGAAGGTATAGTACCTGCTTCTGCAGTTCCAGAACCTGCTAAACCTTCTGCTTTGATTACTTTAAAATCGGGTAGTACTACTTATAGTTTTGGGTTAGTAACCAAGGGATATGGAGACCCAATTGGTAGTGCAAATACTTTCCAGGTTGGTTTTTATAAGCAAGCCAATACCTTGTATTATAAAATCTATTCAGCTAATGGGCAAGTACTTGAACAGGGCCCAGTAATAACTTGGAAAACTGCAGATGATAACAATAATACTTCGGTAGATTACCTTGCTCTTAGTGCATTTGCTAAGAACTCGGAATATATTAAGCCGGTAATTACTGCAGGTTCCTCTTTTGAAAACCTAATCAAGTGGCTTACCGATGACATTGATGGTACTAAGAATGCTATCACCATTACAGTGGGAGATGCTGCACCTTCCGAAACAGAGAAACTGTTTAATGGTACGGTAGGTAGTGCTGGAACTACCCCTACTGCTGACGAATGGATTACTTCATTGGATTTGGTAAAAGATTACACCGATTTCTACCAGTTATTTATCTCACATATCTCTCAACACCTTACTACCGATTCAGATGTACTCAAGGTATATAAGGCTGCTGCAGATATGGCAAAAGAGTTGATGGAATGGGTACTGTATATCGAAGTTCCAAAACACTTGACCCATTATACTCAAGGTACACAACCCCGAGATTACAAAGCTCAGGTTACTTGGGTACAGACTTGCCTTGGTACTGTAGGTAACTCTAAGTACATTGCCTATTTTGGTGGTGGCCTTAAGTACTACAACGAAAACGGTAATCTTCAGGATTCCGATGTAGTGGGTACCATTGCAGGTTTGGGAGATGCTTCTGCTACTCAATACGGTCCTTGGAAATCCTTTGCTGGAATGAACCGAGGAGTTATTGGAGATGCCGTTGGACCAGTATGCCCGAACTATGGTTCTCCTTCTCGATATAATGAACTGAACACACTTGCTCAGAATTATATCAATGAGATGGTAATCAAAGATACTCCCGATGCAGGTAAACAAACCATGCTATGGCATTGCTTCTCTTCTCAGGTAAAACAGGATTCAGAAAGATTCCTTTCAATCGTAAGATTGAACCTTTACCTGAAGAAGTTCCTTCGCCCGGTACTCAACAAGTATATCGAAGAACCAAACGTTTGGAGTACTTGGAAGAGAATCTGGTTGGAGGTTAAACCTACACTGGATTCATTGGTAGATGAAGATGCTATGACAGAATATACCTGGATGGGTGACCAAGATGCAACTTCTTGGGATGACCTTTCAGTTAATACCGAGGCAGATGCCCGTCAAGGTAAGTACCGTGCTATCCTTAAGTATAAGGACGTAGTTCCTATGCAAGAGGTAACTATGGAGATTGTAATCGATGCAGCTTCTAAGGCAGTATCAATCGTAGAAACAAGTAATAACTTATAAACTCATAACACAATGGGAGCAAAAGTAAAAAACCCACGGAAGAAATTCTTGTGGAGTATCATGTTCCCCAAACACCCTATCAATACTTATCTGTTTCAAAGTTGTACTTTGCCGGATATTGAGATTGACCAGGTTGCTCATGGGGACGTCAATAGAGACGTTAAAACTGCAGGTAGGGTTACTATAGGTAATCTTATTGTAGAGAAACTTATGACTACTGCAGGTTCAGACACATGGCTTCATGATTGGCTTTATGCTTGCCAAGACCACATAGTTGGTGGAGGTTTGGTACCAAGCCAATATTGGGAAACGGCTATTGTAAATGAACTTGCCGAAGATGGAGTCTCGGTTCTTAATACCCACGTCTTCGAAGAGGTATGGCCATGTAAGATTACCGGCTTAGACTTGGACAGAATGGCTTCAGAGAATACCATTGAGTCCATAGAGTTCTCAGTTGGTACTGCAGATAAATACTAATTCCTTAGTCTATTTTCACTAAGATTCGGTGGAGGGGTGGGATTCCTGTAATAGGAGCTCACCCCTTTCTTGTTGTTATACGGAGTACTATGAACATTTGTAAACATTAAATATATCAAATTATGGAATTTAGAACATTTAGATTTACCGGACCTTCTGGTTTCGAATATGAAATCAGAGAACAGAATGGTGCTGATGAAGATATCCTTAGTAACCTTTCAGACATGAAGACTTTGATGAACCTTACCAAGTTCATTGCAGCAATTGTAATTAGAACTACGGCTACCCCTAATGGGAAATTAACCGTAGATGATGCCCTTAACTTACCAGTCAATGACCGTTATGCTATTATCTTTAATTCTCGTATCTTCTCTTTGGGGGATGAGGTAGAATTTGAATATGATTGGGGCAAAGAGAATGGAGGTAAAGTTACTTATGGCCAAGACCTTCATGAGTTCCTTTTCGATTATTCAGAAGTACCCACTGATAATAGGGTATTTGATGAAAAACCAGATGCCATCCCTTATTATCCAAAGGGTATTCAATTAACCGGTCATGAATATCTTCTTTCATCAGGCAAGAAGATTAAATTCGATTGTATGACGGGTAAGGGGGAACAAGATTTCATGAAGTTGCCCTTGGATAAGCAAACTAAGAATGCTCCTCTTCTTTGTCGGAACCTTTACTTAGAGGTTGATGGTAGTTGGGAAAAGGTAGAAAACTTTACCCCGTTTACTGCAAAGGATATGGCTGAGATGAGAAAGCATATCTTATCTATGGACCCTATCTTCAAAGGTGAATCTCATATCACTAACCCAACCACCGGAGAAGAAAGAACTTATCCTATAGTTTGGGCACCGAATTTTTTCTACCTGACGGAAGAGTAATGTTAGAGAGTGATTTTGTTTATATCACCAGAGCCGAGATAGCCTTAGACTATTTCGGCTTTTTACGTCTTCCGTACCGAATTAGGAAAATATTCAAGGAAATGGCCGAGCAATATTATAAACAATTAAAGAAAAGAAAATAAATTATGAATACCAGTAGGAGTATAGTAGAGGTCGGTGTTGCCATGGTTTTAAAAGACCGATTCTCTCAAGAAGCTGGCAAGATATCTGGGTCATTCAGAACAATGATGAATGATATGAATACCTGGAATAGAGGTATACAGATGTCAGCTTCTAATACAATGGACTTCGGAATGCAGCTCGTAGGGGGAATGGCAAGGGCCTATAAATACTCTGCGGGTGTTCAGAATGAAGTTTGGACTGCTTCGAAAATTGCTGGTGCTACCATTGCAGAACAAAGAGAGATGTTACAATTGGCAAAGGATGTCAATGAGATAACTCCTCTTACGGCTTCGGATGTTGCATCAGGACAAAGATACCTGGCTATGGCGGGTAATAAATTCGATGCTATTAAAGAGATGATTGGGCCAGCATCTAAGCTGGCTTCAATCTTTACAATGCCAGTGGGACAGAAAGGTGGTGTAGCTGACTTGATGACTAATATCATGTCAATGTACCAAATCCCAATGGGAGAAGCCGCTAGAGTAACCGATGATTTATATACTGCAGTTACTAATGCAAATATATCTTTAACAGACTTAGCCCAGTCCATATCCTATGCAGGAGCAGATATGGCAACTGCTGGAGTAGACCTTCGGCAAACGGCTGCTGCTATTGGTGTATTGGGTGATATGGGTATACAGGGTTCTATGGCAGGTACCTCACTGGCCAATATGATTCGTTACTTACAACTCTCTCTTGTTAATCAAAAAAAGAAAGGCTATAACGCTTTAGCAGACCTGGGCTTAAGTCCCGATGAATTCTTCGATGCTCAGGGTAATCTTATAGACCTTTATACCATCTATCAGAAGTTTGCTAAGGCTGCAGTAGATTTACCTTCACGAATTGAAACACCAACTTTCTTCAATATCTTTGGAGTTCGTGGTAATCGTGGTATGCTCCCCGTACTTAGGGATATTGCTTCTGGTAGAGATAAGATGGGTAAGATACTTGCTACTTATGACCAAAACATTGGGGCAGTAAATCGACTCAATGAAGAACGTCTTAAAACCGATGCAGGTGTAATTGACCAATTCGAATCAAGTATAGAGAACTTAACAGTTACCGCAGGTGCAGCTTTGGGTAGAATCTTTACCCCAGTACTAAATGTGGGTAACTCTATAATCAAAGTAATTGATTCTATCTCAGAAACTTGGGTTGGAGGTTTTGGTCTTAGGATAGGAGCTACTGCAGTAGTAGTGGGTACTATAGTTGCAGGGTTTAATACTGTAAGAGGTATTATTAGGTCTGTTGGGTATTTACAGACTATTGCTACTGCTTCTACTGAAGGTATGTCTGCTGCAGCAATAAAAACTAATACTCAGTTTGCCATTATGGAAGCACACATGGTAAGAATGGTTAACCTTATGAGAACCATGGTTCAACTCCAAATGATGTCAAGCGGTATTGGTATGAATTCTGCTGGTAGATTTTATAACACTAAAACCGGAAGATATGTTAAGACACCAAATCCTGGAGTACCATTAGCAACTTCCATGGCCGGTAATTTAGCTGGAGGGGCTTTAGCTGGAGCAGGTGCCCAAGTTGGTAGTCAAGTGGCTAGGCAAGGTGCTATAAAAGGTTTAACATCTATAGGTGGTAGACTTATGAGATTACTCGGTGGACCCTGGGGATTAGCAATTACTGTAGGTCTTCCTTTATTAATTGAGGGTATTAGTTACCTTAGTAATTCAGTAGATAGGAATACTGAAGCTCAGAATAAAGAGAAAGAAGACCCAACTACCATTAGAGCCCAGAATGAAGAGAGATTTATTAATGCTGTTAGGTTAGCTATTAAAGAAGGTATGAGAGATTCTCGTATCAATATCTCAGTAGATGGTCAAGCAGTTGGAGATTATGCTCCAGGTTCTCAACAAGATTTTACTGGAGCTGCATTTGTAATGGGAATATAAAACTAAAACACTATGGCTAGAGTATTAAATAAAGCAGCAGGTAAGGTTGTTGAAAAGTACAATGACCTTACAAGAGATACAGCAGGTGTTCTTACGGGTCCATTAAATAAACTATGGAGAGCTCGGATATTACTCAATCGAACTCTTTCTACTCTTCCCAAAGATGATGCTCAAAAGGGTAAACTCTATACTCCCAATGGAGTAATCGGAGAAGCTCAAATATCGTCTAAGAACCCTATTCTAAATAAACAACTCCAGGCTAAATGGAGAATGGAATTACAATTCCCAAGGTTAGAAGAAGGTGAAGGAGTAGACCCAGCAAAGGGGAATAAGAATACTACTAATTACAGAAACTTCGAGGCTAAAGCAGATGTTATATATCAGAATGAGGTAAGGATATATAATATGACTGTTAACCCCACTCAATATATTACCCTACAGAATAGACCTCCAGAAATAGACTTTAGAGGAGAAACCACATGGGCCACCATTAAATCAATGGGTCGCAATGTACCAATGTATCACTTTACTGGAGCTGAAGACATTATTCAATTCAATGTGTCTTGGTACTGTAATGACCCAGAAAATCCAGAAGAGGTAATCAATAAATGTAGGTTATTAGAGGCATGGTCTAAATCTAATGGCTACCAGGCTGCTCCCCCGATTGTTAAGATTGAGTGGGGGGATTCTGGTATATTCGATAACCACAATTATATCCTTACCTCAGCAACTTATACTCTGAAGAACTTTCAGAACGGTTATCGAATAAGGATACCCGGAAAGCCAGCTACTTTTGGTAATGGTAGATTATTGCCTGCAGCAGCAACTCAAGAATTGATTTTCAAGAGAGTAAGTGCATATAACTTATCCTATGGAGATTTTATAAATTCCGATTCACTTAAAAAGACAGGAGGTATTAAATATGATTGATGTTAACCAATACCTAAAGGGAGCTAGCCCATATAATAATGCCTATGCTCTGAAATACAACGATGGGGATTATTCCTTAGAAGCTAAACCTCCAGTAGTACCGGAATCCTCTAACGATATTCAACATACCGTTAAAGATGGGGAAACTCTGCAAAACATTGCTTTCAGGTATTATGGTGATTCTGGTAAGTGGTACATTATAGCTGAAGCTAATAAGATACTGAATCCTTTTAAGGAATTAGAAATGGGAACCCTAATAAGAATACCGACTTATGGCAGCTAAACAGAAACCTATATTGTATAAGGGAATGGGCCAACCATATTTGGCCCTTTTCAATTTTGGAGGTATGCCTATAATGAATCCTATTACAGGTATACCCCTTGGAGCGTATATAAGTACCTGGAGTTATAGATACGATGAAGAGAAAGAAAACTTGGCTACCATTACTTTCGATACGGGTAATCCCGATACTGTAGATATTGCCGAGATTCAAGAGAACCAAAACATTTGTCTTCAGTGGGGATATATATACCCAGATGGTCAATTTATATCTGGGCCCATAAAAATAATTAAGGTAAGGGAATTCGAAGCCGTATTTGATTCTACAGGTACTCATGTAACTATTAAGTGCATTGACTCTTCTGGGGATTTAAGATATCAACCTGCTTATGTCCATTCGGATATGGAAGGCTATAAATTATCTACCTATTTAGACAATGGCTGTGGGAATGCCACTGGTGTAATCATAGAAATATTTCAGTAATGGAACAACAGATAATAAGTAATAAAGTATACGAGTCACTACAGGTACCCACAGAGAATACCCGTACTACTACTGGTAAAGTACTCTATGCTAACAAATACAGTGGAGTAGCTGAAGTAGCTATGCCAGAAGATTTAAAAGCTTTAATTGATAGTGACTTTGGATTGGTGGGCAAGAACGTCTTAGTTCAATTAGAACAGAAGATGAAAGGGTACACTAATGGGCCATGGTATGTGGATTCAAGAGATGGGATTATCTACATACATAATCGGAAATTCCATGAAGAACCGGTATGTACTTATACATATCAAGGGGAGAATGGGGAAGTACTTAGAGTATCTTTTGCTACTCAGAAAATAACTAAAAGAGTTAAAGCAGTATTGGCTCCATCTCTAGACCCAGATAGTAAAGATTTATCGGTATTATCAACTAATATAAATGAGCCAGAGGATAAACCTCCGTTAGCTTTAAGACCCTATGTGGCTCAGGTAGATAATACTATGGTGTCTAATATTACTGGCAATGGGTTTGAAGATTATAGAAGTCATCCTACTACACCAATCGAGGTAATGGATGCTTGGGACACTCAGCTTCAGTATAACATGGAAAAAACTGCAGAATATAAAAAGAGAGTAGAAGAATATGAAGCAGTGGGTCCAGTAGGTGCTTATGAAGCAGGTAAGCAAAGGAGATTTGATGAAATGTCTACCGAAGAAGTACGAGCTACCATTAATCAAGCAGCCAACGAGTTACCTGACGATAAGAAGAATGCCCTTAAACAAGTGCTAAGAAATTCTAAGAATGGTAAAGAATTAGAAGCTAATCTTAAGAAATTATTAGAGTACGAAAGATACCTTTTCGAAGACGAAGATGGTATGGAATTTATGGTAGAAGAGTATGTAGACCCCTTAGATTATGACCCAGAGGGTTATACCTCTAAACAAGCAGGAGCGGGTATAGCTTCTGGTATCAATTTTCAAGCTGGAATATTACCTGCTTCAGAGAGAGGTTTCGAAGCTTTAAAGAAAGATCCCTATACTGAAGTATTATCCGATATGGAAGTTGATACTACTAAGGGTTATGGTCAAGGTCAATATGGTAAGAGGGTTAAGGTAAGACATATGAAAAGGGTAAATCTCAAGGTACCTCTTTATAAACTTTACCATAATTTATTTAGTAGATACGGTGGTGCCGATAAGTATGCTTGGGCAGCTAATGCTAATGCCAATGGGGGTTTAAAGCAAACTGAGAAAAGGTTAGTATGTCAACTTCAGGTAGTAGGTAGACCTATGCTAGCAACTTCCCAAATAATCCGAATAGATAATGTAGGGAAACGTTGGTCAGGGCTTTGGTATATAAAACAATGTACTCATTCTATGGACGCTGGTCAAGGGTATATAACTAATATGGAATTAGTAAAGAACAATTCCAAGTCTGGCTCTGTAACTTCTAAAACTGATTTATCTACTCAAAACATCGTAGCTAATGATGCTAAAGCTAATGCTAAAACTAAAAAGGGGCAAGATAAAAAAGCCCTAAGTACTTCTCAGAATCTTAATCTTAACTTTACTTATAATGAGAAGGTATATTACAATGAGCATTTCTTGAATGATAAGGGAGACATAATTGATATCAAGGGTCAAGCTGAGTTTATTCGAAAGAAGGCTTATTATACTGAAGTAAATGCCGATAATCCTCAAGCCTTGGCAGAGGGTATAGTATTATCTACAGGTAATACAGTTACCTCTAAGGGTAAGTTAATTCCTGGTAAGATATCAGTTAAACAAATCCAAGTGCCTGAAGATTATGGGGTTAAGTTTAATTATATGGCCATAGCTAATCGAGTATACCGAGACATAGCTAAAAGGCATAAGCGAATAGCAAGTCAAATCTATGTAGAAAAATAAGGGTATGAGTTACGAAACAGCAAAGATAATAACCGACGAGGGCTTAGAGGGTCTTGGTCGGTATTACTCTGTTTATCGTGGCATTGTTATTGATAATGACGATGTAGAGAAACATATGAACAGGGTAAAGGTATGTGTTCCAGAGGTAATGGGTGGAGTATTTGCTTGGGCATATCCTAAAGGACAACATGGTTCAATTAGTTCAGGTTTTAAATTCTTAGCTCCTAAAGTGGGAGATACGGTATTTGTTACTTTTGAATTTGGAGATCCAACTAAACCACTCTGGGAATACCATGGTTGGGGAATGAGCCAAATACCTCAACCATTAGATGGTCCTAATAAAATGGGGATAGTTACTCCTGAAGGAAACCTAATAGTCATAGATGATGATAACGGAGAACTCAATTTACATTTCAATGGGCCTGTAAATGTTCGTTCGGAGAAAGAGATAGTAATAAATGCCGAGGGAGATATAAATGTATCTTCTGGCGATTCAGTGATACTTAATACTGGAGAAAATGGTGGAGTAATCAATATTTTTCAATTAACCGAAAAACTAAATCAAACTATCCAAGAACTAGAACAACTTCGCAGTATGTTCAATTCTCATGTACACTCAGGTGTAACTACTGGACCAGGTTCTTCAGGTCCAACTCTAACTCAAGCAACTAAACCTTTCTCACAATTCGTTGTAGACGATTATGAGGATAAAACCTGCATACACTAATGGAAAAGAATTATTTTACAGACTTAGTTGGTATAGGTGTAACTTATCCTATCCAACTTACAACTAATGAAAAGGGTGAAAGAGGTTGGTACCCAGTAAATGGGGATTTTAAACTTATCAGAGATAATATAAGTTCGATATTATACTACATGATAGGCCAGAGATTTCGACAGGAAAACTTTGGTAGTAAACTATGGCAATGTATTGAGGAACCAAACTCACAAGCCCTAAGTTTTATAATTAAAGAGTTTTTAAAACAAGCCATAGGTGCTTGGGAACAAAGGATAACCTTCCAAAATATCACAGTTACTAGAGTTGATGCAAAAATACACATAGAAGTAACATATGTAGTAAATGGAACAAATTCTAGTCAGTACCTCGATATCACCTATGACCGGTCGGATAATTCATTAAATACACAATAATATGGGAATCACAAATAAATGGCTTAACCCATACCAGAGGTCTTATCAACAGATTAAGGCCAAGCTGGTTGAATCCCTTATGGGACTCAAAGACCCTCAAGGTCAGAAACTCATAACGGATTATTCGGAGGGGAACATCTTAATTATCATCCTCTCATTGTTTGCGGCAATTGCCGAAGTACTTCACTACTATGTAGATAATATGGCAAGGGAAACCTTTCTACCTACGGCAAGAAGATATGATTCGGTAATTAAACATGGGGCTTTAGTAGATTATCATGCTCGAGCAGCAATTGCTGCTACAGTAGATGTAACCTTATCCAGAAGCATTACGGGTAATTCTATTGGAGCCAAGTTAACTATACCTCAGGGTACTCTGTTTACAGATTCTAGCGGTAACTCCTGGTTATCTGCTAGAGACGTAACCTGGTATTCGAATGTAACTACTTGTAAGGTACCAATAGTTCAACATGAGAAGTATACTGCAAGTGCTCTCAATAACATGATAATACCCACTGGAGATAGAGTTATAATTAATCTTGGTACTCTACCAAATGGTAAGTATTATGAACAAGGTTCTATGTCATTGCAGATAGGTGGGGAAACTTGGGTATTAGTAGATACCTTTGCAAAATCCAAACCCACAGACAAACACTTTATGGTTTCAGTAGATGAGGCACTTAACCCTTACATAATGTTTGGGGATGGTACCTTTGGTAAGAAACCCTCTGCAGGTGCAAAGATAACTAATGTGGTATTCTATTTAACCAATGGTACTCAAGGTAATGTAAAGAGTAATACTATCACTTCTGTACCTTCAGTAATCTCTTCTTCAATTACAGATGCTACAGTAAGTAACGCTTATGATGCTGGAGGTGGTTCAAACTACGAAAACTTTACTATGCTCAAAGAACATATACCATTGAGTGTAAAGACTTTGGGAGTAGCAATTACCAAAGAGGATTTCGAAAGTTTGGCCATGTTGGTTGATGGGGTAAACAAAGCTAAAGCAGATTATGAATGTGGTAGAAAGCTTACCGTATATATTAGCCCTGATGGTGGAGCTGTTGCTTCTTCTGAATTAATAAATAAGGTATACAACTTATTATCTCAAAGAGCTCCTATGACCACATGGTTGAAGGTTAAATCTGCAGGCAAGGTTCAGATTATTCTAGAGATGGATGTTACCGGTAAGAAGTCTTATAAGACTGCAGAGATACAAACTCAAATTCTTACAGCATTATACAATGCCTATTCTCCAGAGCAAGCTCAGATAGGTGGAAGCGTAAGGTTATCAGATATCTATGCCTTAATAGATAACTTATCAACAGTAGATTACCTTCACCTTACTAAGTTCTATATTAAACCTTGGCCCACTACCATTTATGGTAATAAAGAATTGAACCTGGGCCAGTTTAAATTAAACAAGGCAAAGGGTTCTATGACCTACTACATAACCTTCAATTCATCAACTACTTTTACTGTACGTTCTGTATCAAATGGGTATATGGCTACTGGTACTGTAGGTAATTCTATACAGGTAATAGATAAGGCTAATGGCTTTGACTTCTCTTTGGATATTCAGAACAATAATTATCAGTCTGGTTACAGATATTCTATTACGGTATCAGAACCTAACCATGACTATGAAGACCCCGGTTTTAATTTACCAGTATTCGAAAATGCTTCACAATTGACTTTAACCGTAAAAGAAATTGTATAATGATAAACCTCAAAAATCTAATCGACTTTTTGCCATTCGAGTATAAAGCTCAAGATACCTATAAGGTAAATGGCAAAGGCATCTTAGAGAGGTTTCTAGAAATTTGTGGAGAGCATTTTGAAGATTATATTACGAAGGACATTGAGAACATTCTGGATATTATTGATATAGATAAGGCACCAGATATGTACCTTAATTTCCTTTGGCAATTTCTTGGAGAAATGCCCTTTGCTTATGGGAACACTATAGATGCACAGAAATGGGCAGAGTACTTTAATGGGTTCTACTCTGATAGTAAACTCCAAGAGTTATCTAAGCTTTGGATAATACCAAAGGAGGGACCCTTTACTTTAACCAGTACTCAAGTAAGAAACATTCTGAAGTATTCGATATCTCTTTTTAAAATAAGAGGTACCTCTGAGTTCTTCGAAATAATGATGAGGCTGTATGGGTTAACCTGCGTAGTAACTGACCCTGCAAAGGCTGATAGTTATGATGGTTGGGTAAAAGGTAATCCGCACTTTGACCAGTATTACCATTATGACGATAAGTATACTTACGATAATACTTTTGATTGTTCTCAGTGTATACCAGTAACCTTTAGACTTACCGGTCATGGATATACTTCGAACTCGGCAGCTTTCAGAAAATTTAGAGAAGCCGTAGAGGCTTTCTTTAAAAGATTCATACCCTATCATGTATCTTTCGATATTCAATATGGGTTTACCGTAAATGATGGGTATACAATTAAAGCTGAGTTAGTAAATCCGGACCAACCCAATCTTATTACTTCAGAGGTATATGAAGTACCGGTAAAGGTAACTGTAACTTCAGATTGGATAAATGCCGACCTAAGATATCAGATATCCAGTGATAATATAAATTGGGGTTACACTAAACACGAAAGTGGTTCCATTTTTAATATACCCAGAGCAGGTACTTATTATTTTAGAAGTGTGGGAGACCCTACTAAGGTAACTCAAATCACGGTTAATCAAGAATCTTATAATCGAGTATATTCTATTACTTGTGAACCTATTACTGGAAAGATAACCCCTACTAACCCAAAAGTAAGTACAGTAGTAAGGGCAAACGTATCTTATAAAGGTACAGTGAAAACTTGTAATGTACGGTTATCTGGTACAGATATAGTGAAAGTCTCTGGTTCAACTTGGGAGTTTTCAGAGCCAGGTACATACATTTTTGAGATTGTAGAGTTCCCAGTGAAGCAAACTTCTTTTGTCGTAACTCGAGAAGAGGCTACATATAAGGTAAGATGTACACCTTCTGAATTTAGAGTTGGAGATAAACAAAGTATTAAAGATGCTACTACTACTCTTACCATTGAATCTAATTACCCAGAATCATTTACTGGTGAATTATACTGTAAGCTAATTGGTGATACTAAGTTGTTTAAGAACGGGGATAAGTTTACTGCTAATAGTTATGGTACTTATAAGTTTAAATGTACACTGGATAAAAGGGAAACAGATGAAGGTGTAGGTATATTCGAAGTAGTATCTGGTAAGACTGCAGTATATAGAATTACGGTTAGCCCACCAACAGTTACATTATTCAATGGCTCTGCCAAGACTACCGTAAAGATACAACGTATCTCTGGTAAGGGTGATGATTATAGAGTAAGGGTAATTGAAACTGGAGAAACCTTTGATGCTCAGAATGGATATGTATATACTGCAAATAGGGCAGGGACTTATACCTTCCAGTCAGTAGCTTATCCTACTGCTAAGACTACTCTGGTAGTTAATAACTCTCCAGTAGTATATCAGAACAAGTTAAAGATAGTACCTTCGGATGCTACAGACAGTCATTGGAAAGAACCCCACTGGGCATTACCAGAAGACCAGATAGATGATACTTATGCAGTATACCAATTACTGGATGAGAAGTCTGCTTGTAAGTTCCATCTTGAGGAAATGAAAAATGGGGTCAATGTAAGTGGTACTGCTACCTGTGATGAGAACGGGGAAATCTATAACCTTGATGAGGAAATTGTTCTTACCAAGGCTGGGACTTATACCTTTGTGGCAGATGATGGTTCTTCATTAAGATGTCAAGTAATACTGGAAGATTATCCTACAATCATCGAGATTTCTTGTACTCCTACTTATGCAGAACTAAAGGGGAATGTTAAACAAGTATCTACTTTAATCAAGTGTACTTCTAATAAACCTGACTTCGATAGTCGAATAAGGGAAGTTGGTAAAGTAACTACTTATGACGCAGGTGGTGCTGGTTATGAATTTGTAACTGCACAAGCTGGAGAGTATATATTCGAATCAGTGGTAGATACTTCGAAGAGAACTAAGTTCACCGTAGTAGATGCAGACCTCTTAAGCGTTAGTCCTCAAAAGTTAGAATGGGAACATGATGACCTCTCAGAGAAAACATTTACCATTACAACTTACAGTAATCAATCTTGGCAAATAGTAGAACAATGATAAATTCAACAATCGATAGAATAACAGAAACCACAACTCAGTCTTTATTCAAGGCATTCACTGTGGGTATATTGGGAGAGTGTACACAAATCCTGTATAATTTGAGATGGATGATAATCCTTGCAATAATTCTAATCCTATCAGACTTATGGTTTGGGTTATCTGCAAGTAGGTTACAGAAAATCGAAATTCGAAAATCTAGAGCTGGAAGAAGAACTCTAAACAAGCTAGTAGATTATATCTGCTATGTTCTACTTGGTGCTGTACTTGGTAAAGCTATTGGAGAACCCTATGGGATGAACCCAATAGTGGTATCAATAACGGTTATGGTAATTTGCTACTGTTTCGAAATAGATAGTATATATGGACACATCTGTGAAATACATGGTATTAAGAAACGGTATAGTATATGGAGAATACTCTTTAAATTGTTAACCTTAAAGTTCAAGGATGTAGGTGAAGCATTTAAGGATATGTCAGAACAAAAGAATCAATTTAAAAATACTAAGGACAATGAAGACGTACTTTAAGTATGAAGGTATTATTAAATCAAAGGAAGCAGCAGAGGCAATTGCTGCTCCTTCTGGTTTAGGACCATTCTGTGGATTTGGCTCAGCTACCATAAATGGTAACAAATTAGTGGTATCTCCTCAGGGAGTTGCTGGAAGTAAGTATGCCAATGTAATCAAGGATAGGATTATGGCAAGGTATATGGCAAAGGCTTCAGAAGATGGGGAATTGCCAGACGTGAACTTTGGGTGTATTTCAAGAGATGGGTATGTATTTATATCCGATGAACAAACGATTACTATTGAGAACATCCAAGGTACCCAAGGTTCAACAGAAGAAGTATTACTCTTTGCAGTACATACTACTATTTCTGAACCAGTAGATAACCCAGTAGACTTTGTAGCTTATTGGAATGAATCCTCCGAAAGCTTCTACACCTTGTTTAAAAAGTCTCTGGATATTTATTATCCGATTGCCGAAGAGAATCGTACACCGGATATCATTAATAATGATGTATATTCTAATTACGATATGACCTATAGCAATCTTCTAGAGATGGTAGAGAGTGCTTGCCCTTATTACTCTAATAATAAAACTTCCGTTGTTCTTATCGGAGTATATGGTAAGGGTACTGATGCAATGACCAAACGAAATGAGAACTTTGCTATTGTACCCTATCAGGGTAAGTTCCAAGAAATCCCTTATACTACTGCTGCCCAGAGTATGATGAAAGAATCAGTGAAAAGAGTAGAACAGATAAATTCAGGCTTTCCAGTAGTAGATGAATCGGGTACTAAGTTAAATATCAAGCAATACATTGATAGTCAAATTGAGGCTATCAGAAAAGAATTCTCTGAATCTCTGAGTACTGCTAACTTACCAATCGGTTCTATTATTCTTTGGGAAACCGATGTAATACCCGATGGTTGGGCAGAATATACTAAGGCAGCTGGTAGAATAGTTATTGGTTACCAAGCTGGAGGTGTTCAAATTGGGGATGAAGTAATGTTACAGAATGTTGGAGATTACTATACACCAACTAAGGGTAATTTCTTAATCTCTATTAAAGGTGATGACCTTCCTAAGCATAGGCATGCTCTTGGTGTATCTAAAGGTAAACAAGATGATGCCAATAACTGGGAGAACGTTCGTCCTCAATCTTTCTTTAATAGGGAGACGGGATTGAATGGAGATTTCGGTAGAGGAACTCCTACCAAGGGTATTCAAGATGGTGCTATCGTAGTAAGCTGGAACCTATTAGGGGAATCTTTCTTACAAGAAACTTCGGTAGAAACTTTGGATATTGAAAAATTGCCACCGACTATTACATTACGATATATCCAAAAAATATCATCATAAAGTTGTTATTAGTTATTTAGTAGTATTAAAACTCATGTGTATTATTTGTATTGTTTAAGAGTAAACATTTGTTTACAATCTGTGTTTTGCGTAGTAAAAATTAATTGGGAGAGGGACGTTGGGAAACGCCCCTTTTCTTTTGTGTTAATACTTAAGTTCTTCTTTAGCTCGGTCTTCCCAATATTGTATATCTTGTCTAAGTTCTGATATATATCTCATAGATTCATTAGTCTTAGGCATTTCGAAAAATTCGATAAGCATTATATTAGTTATTCGAGTACTATTTTCAAGCCTTTCCTTGATAAAAGGGGGAGGAGTAATTAATACCTCAAACAAAAGATAGGCATCTGGAGAAAGCTTATCCTTCATATAAGTATACATCATATCAAGCATTTCTGATTTAGCTTTCTCTTCTTCGGTATCATCCTCTAATTCTTTGTCATTGTCGAATAAGTCATCAAGTTTAAAGAGGCTTTGATTATACTCTGCTTGTTCTCCGTATGCAGAACGAAGCAATTTGTTTTTGAATGTACTAAGTGATGCAAGGATTCTTGCTTTAAGATGTTCTTCAGTACATTCACCATAGTATTTGTTGAAAACAAATAACATCTTATCCCAGAAATAAGATTGGATAATATCCGGTGTAAGATTAAACCGTTTATAATCAATCTGTCTGGTAAGGTTTCTAATTACTGGCTTACAAACTTTATAAAGTCTGTTGAATGTAGCTTCATCATATTCTTGCATAGGTTTTAATCTATGAAGCTCTGAGCCATTATTTCCTTTACTTTTTCCCATGTTTTTAAATATTCGTTATGCAAATATAAGTATTTTTTCTTATATAAAATAATAATATTAAATAATCTGGAGCTTAAGGTAGTGGATTAGTAGTTTCTAGATAGATGTCAACATGCTCAGAACTATCTCGGTACTATCAAAATCTATTAGTTTATATAATATTGCAATATAGATATGAAGAAATTTAAAGACAACATCAAGTTCAGTTTTTCTCCCGAGTTTCAATTCGAGATACTCAGGTTTGTTTTAAAAGATAAGGAAGGGGGATTAGTACTCAAAAGGATTAAATCCAATTACCTGGTTCTCATAGAACACTCCCTTATCTTCGAAGGTATATCAAAATATTTTAAGAAGCAAGGCAGAATGCCCTCCGAGAATATCTTAAAGGAAGTATTAAAAGAGTTACTAGAATCCAAAACCTATGTGGATTTGGTAACTAAGGATGATATACCCAATATCAATAAACTAATAAGTAATCTCTATCATATACCCCTATCGGATTCTGATTATATAAAAGAAAAGATATATCAGTTCTCTACTTATGTTGAGATGAAGAACTTAAATGATTCCTTCGATTTGGATAACTTCGAACAATACGAAGAATATTCAAGGAAGATTGAAAAGGTACTTCAGAAAAGTAAACCTAAGAAAGAGGATGAACCCCTATATATGATTCGAGATATTACCGAGAGACAGTTTAGAAGGCAATCAGAACCTTCAGTATTACCATGCCCATTTAGGCAATTGAATGATTTAACCAATGCAGGAGGTTATCCAGAACATTCGGTTAATGTGATATTGGATAAACCTAAAGCAAAGAAAACATTCTTCATGGTAAATCTTGCAAGAGGTTATCTTAGAATGAAGAAGTCTGTATTATATATTGATACAGAAAATGGTCAAGAACAAATTATGGACCGTTTCATTCAATCAAGTATTAATAAAACTAAGAAGGAATTATACTCGGGTGAATATGATAAACTTGAGGCAAAGCATTTAAGGAAACTTGCAAGGTTTGGAGTTGAATTAGTGGTTGAGCGTGTACCAGCAATGATTACTAATACCACTTATATAAGGGAAAAGATAATTCAGCTTCGTAATCAAGGAATTGATATTAAAGTTCTTATGGTTGACTACGCTGGTAAGCTTGCATCAATAGCGGGTGATAGGGAAGATTTCGAAAGGATATCTAATGTATATGTAGACCTTCAGAACTTAGCCGAGGAATTACATTTAGATATTATATGGACTGCCCATCACATTACTCGTGAAGGTAAAAAGCATAGGCTTACTAGATACGATGAGAATGATATCTCTGGTTCAATTGCCATTGTTCGTAATGCCCAGGTTATCATGGGTCTTAACTCTACTGAGCAAGAAGAAAAAGATAATATTCTTCGAGCTGAGATAGTAGTACAAAGGGATGGTCTTCCTTCCGGTAGAGCATTATTCAAATGCGATGTCGAAAGGCAAAGATGTACGGAATTTACAAGGGAACAACGTAAACAATATGATGAAGTGTATTCTGGAGTATTAGATTCTATGATGAAGAGTTCTAAAGATAATCCTTCTGCAAATAAAGAAAAGTATGAGAAGAAATCAGGTGATATCTAAAAGAAAGTTAATCTCTAATATAGTAGGGTGGCCAGATTATTATATTTCTAAGAGAAGTAGGTTATATAGATACTACCCTAAAAGAAAAGTATGGATGTTATTAAAAGGTACCCTCAATCGGGGTAGGATATATCATATATTAAGAGATAGTAATAAACATAAAAGAATTCAGGCTTCTAGATTAGTAGCCTTAGCTTGGGTACCTAACCCAGAGAGTAAACCTCATGTATGTCATAAAGATAATAACCCTTGCAATAATATACATACTAATCTTTATTGGGGTACACAGAAAGAAAATATACAACAGTGTATCAGGGATAATAGATTTAGACCTCAAGGTAAAGTACCCATATCTAGAAAGGATATACTTAATCTTAATAAAGATTATTTAAACGGTGTTACTATAAAGGAACTAAAACAGAAATACAATATAACCCATATTCATAGATACGTTAAAGAAACTAAAAAGAGATATAGATTAGGACATGATAGGGTACGAGAGTTAATTAGGGATAAAGCCAAGGGTTACTCCAATAAAGAATTGGGAGAAAAGTATAAGCTAAGTAAAGCTAGTATTAGTCACTACTTAAATAGAAGTTTATGAAAATAACAAATCAGTTTAAATCTAGACTAAGGACATATTTTATTAAACGATTGGGAGCATTTGATTATAAGCATGGCTGGATGCGTATACCAACTTGCCCCTATTGTGGGAGAGAACATAAGTTGGGAGTTAACCTTTCCATGTATCGAACTAATTGTTTTCGATGTAATGCTCATCCCTCTCCTGCTCAACTGATAATGGATATAGAGGGATTTACAGAATACCATGAACTAATTAACTTTTTGAACAATGGTCAATTTGATGAACTACAGTTTAAGGAAGAGAAAATCGAACTTGCCGAAAGTAAGCCAGTATATCTCCCTGAGGGATTTAGAAACATTTCGCTCGGGGATAGCCAACTTGCAAAAAGCATTCAGGGATATATCAAGAAACGCGGATTTAGCCTCGAGAAGTTTTCAAGATGTGGTATCGGATATGGAACAATGGGTACGACATATGGGTACCTTATCATCCCGTTTTATTATCGAGGACAACTTAGGTATTACAATGCTCGAAATGTTATCGGAAAAGGACCCAGGTATAATAACCCAGACAAAGACATCACCGGTTTGGGAAAACAGTTTATCATCTTTAATCATGACGCATTGGAGATGTATCGGTCGGTATTCATTTGCGAAGGAGCACTTAATGCTCTCACAATTGGGGATAGAGCAATTGCCACAATGGGCAAAGTTGTATCTAAATATCAACTAAACGAATTAATAAAAGCACCTTGTCAACGGTATATAATTCTATTAGATTTTGATGCTCAAAAGTATGCTATAGAATTGGCATTGAAACTTATACAATACAAGAAAGTGAAGTTAGTTCTTTTTGAGGATAATAGGGATGTAAACGATTTAGGGAGAAGTCAGACACTTAAGTTAGTATATGCTACCAGGTACCAAAGTTATCAAGAATTGATATCAATCAGAAACTCATTGAAATAGGGAGTTCCTATTATATTATAAAATAATATATTTATGCGTGAACCATCTATCCATATAACTAAGTCTCAATTTGAGGAAATATTAAATACCCTAGAGGTAGATAATTTCCCAGTTGAGGCTTTTTTTGTTATTGCTCGAAAGGAGGCAATAAATCATAGAGCAGTCTTAGTTTCTAACAATAAGAATACTAAGAGAGTTAATAACATTTTACTAGCATCTAAGGGGGATGCTGCCCTTGTTGCTGATATTTTATATGCAACTCGTATAAAGTTAAAGCATAGAGGGGTTCGTAAAATAAACGAAAGTAATTCTCGAGAATGGGCAAATTGTAAAAAGCTTGCCGAAGTATGTAACACTTTTTGTGAGGATTTTAAATTTGATACTCGGGAAGGATTTATCAAATACATTGAGACCGGGTTAAAGAGGATGACTGATTATCATAATGTTATGCAAAGGTTATTATCTATGCAAGAGAATATTACGAATCAGATAGATGCAGAGATAGAATTATCCTCATTGGATAGATCCGAATTCGAAGAGGTGATAAGAATTAAAGATTATTACTTTAAAAAAGTGGCTTCTGCTACTGGTATTTATGATGGTGTAGATAATCCTGAGAAATTGATTCACTTCTTAAGGTTAAAAACTTTTTTGGATGAGAGAGGTTGGGATCCTATGAAATTTATAGATGCCCAATTCGAATCTCTTGCATGGTGTAATGGTTTACCAGAACCAAGTCAGATGTATAATGATAAAGCTATCGAAAGGTATAATAAATACCTATATAAAAATAAGAGTAAACAACTCCTGGATGATGAGCCTCAAGTAGAGGGGAGTCTCTGGGATAAAATAAAAGATTAGTATGAGTAGGATAATCATACAGAATGGAAATATGTGTGAACTTGACTTACCTCTTAAGTTCGCACAGAAACTCTATGCAGAGTTTGCCATTCGACATCCGAATGCTTTCTACTTACGTACAAGGCAAAGAGGTATGCAGAATTGGGACGGTAAGATTCATTACATCACCAAGACTGGGCAATTTAAAATAGGTTTACTTCCCAAAGTATACGATATGTGTATTGAGATGGGGATTAAACCTAAAGTTGTAGATATGAGACAACCTTTACCTAAAGTCAGTAAAGTAGTTACGAATATAGGCAAATATAAATTAAGACCAGAGCAAGAGAAAGCTGTTAAGTCTGTGATTAATAATCGAGTAGGAGATATACCCTTTCAAATTGGAGTATTGGATTTGACTGTAAATTTTGGGAAAACCCTTATCATGACTTCTCTTTACTTGTCTTATAAGAAACAGTTAAAGACTTTGCTAATAACTAATGATTCGGATTGGTTAAATCAAGCTAGAGAAGAATTTAAGCAATATCTTCCCGGAGAAGATATCACTTTTGTTCAAGGCAAGGTTTTAAACTGGAGTAACTTTACTATAGGTATGGTTCAATCTATTTCGAGGAACATGAGATTCTATCAAAAGGAATTATCTCAAATAGATATGGTACTTATAGATGAGGCTGACCAAGGAGGTAGTAAGCAATATCAGAATGTAATCACTCGGTTATTTAATACCAGAATTCGTATAGGATTATCTGGTACGATTTATATGAGTAAGCTTGCTAAGGATAGGGTTAAGAATATGAACTTAGAATGTTTCTTTGGTAAAGTGATTGCTGAGTTTAAACTTAAGGATTCTATCAAAAAGGGTTACTCAACAAAAACCGTTGTAAAGATGGTACCTGGTAAACCCTGGTATGGTAATTGGGAATCTGATTGTATATCCTATAAGGAGATATATGATGATTCAATCACCAATTGTTATACAGCTTGGTTAATGGCTTATAATAGATTACTATGGAACCTTAATCAAGGCAGATACCCTGCTCTCGTAGTATGCAAGCATATTGCACATTGTGAAAATCTATATAAGTTCTTTAAAAAGAAACTGGGCGATGCCTATAATATTGCCTATGTGCATGTTAATACTCCTTCTAAGTTAAGACAACAAATAATGAAGGATTTTAGAGAAGGTAAAATAGATATCCTGGTATCAACTACAATCATTGCTCGAGGTAAAAACTTTCCTAAGCTTAGGTATTTACTTAATGCAGCAAGCATGGATTCACAAGAAAAATCCATTCAATTCCTTGGTCGTTTGGTAAGAACCGATGAATCTAAAAATAAGGTATACCTTGATGACCTTCATTATCCTGGGAATTATTTAGATAGGCACGGTAAACATCGGAAGCAATATTATCAGAGACAAGAATTGAAAGTAATACTGTTAGATAAGCTATGGAAGAAACATCCTAACCATAGCCTTATTAAGAGTTAACTAGAAGTACTATGAGTATTTACTTTTTCTCCGTAGGAGGAAAAGAAGATTACAATTAATAAGCATATAGGCATTATGAATAATGATAAACTAATATGTATCAGAGATGAAGATGATAATAAACTAACTACTCTATTATCAGATGGTTGGAGGATAATCCAAATCTCTGCATCAGGCATTTATTGCTGGGTACTCTTAAGGAAAACCCAATAACACTAAAAAGAAAATTAAAGGCTTTCAGTGATGGAGAAATCAATTTTAATTACAGCGGTTGTTATTATGATAATAATACTCGCTTTAGACTTCATATTTTCTAAGGATGGCTATCAATGCCATTCATGTAAGAAACGTTTTCATAAAGAGGATTTAGAAATCAAGGGATGGCATTTCAAAGAATGGGTCTGTCCTAATTGTAAACACCTTAATTATACTTATGATGAGGAAGATTAAAGAATGGTTTAAGTCTCTCGTTGTTGGGGAGGTACCTAACCCTAAACATGTATTCAACTGTAGAGATTTGATATGGATATCAAGCTTGGAAACTTCTCAAAATACTCCCGAATGCTTTACTCATTATTTCTATCTGTACTGGAGTAATGGTATGGTAGTCAAAGTATGTCAAGAGAGTCATGATAGAAATTCATACCAAGAATTATATAAACTCAGGGAACTATTTATTAATAACATTGGTTATTCCTATGTTCCGATAGAAGATAACAGTGAGATATACATTTATTATAAACGTAAAAAGGATATATAATGGCTAAGAAAAAGAAACAACTTCCTGACTTATCGAAGCAAGATATTCTTACTCCCATAGATGTAAGTACTCTGGGGACTAATGGAGACCCTTGCTTTGGTATTGGGTATGATTTATCAACTAAGGAATGTAAACTATGCGGAGACTCAGAGCTATGTGCATTCAAGATGTCACAGAACTTGAACATTACAAGAAAAGAACTTGAACAGAAGAATCAATACAAGGATTTGGATGTACTTGAAGATACCGTTGGTATCAAGAAATACATCCGAGGCTTGATTCGGAAAGGGAAAGAGAAAAAAGAAATTATTACCAAAACCGTTGAGAAATTTGAAGTACCAAGAAAACGTATTAGAGAACTTTATAAAGAGTGTACTAAATAATGAAACCAATAGAAATGATATGGGCTATGTTCAAGGTATACCTTAACAACCCAAACTATTTTGTAAAGCAAGAAGATGTACTTGCTAATTTATGTATGGAGGGTTCTACCGATGTAATCAGAATGTGTAATTCATTGGGAGTACATGTTTCTAGACCCGAGAAATTAACCTTTGGACAACTTTTACGTAAATGTAATATATTATGAACAGATTTAGATTTATCAAAGTAAGGGAGGTAGTATCTCCCAACAGAGCAAACCCAAATGATGCTGGGTTAGATTTTTATGTACCAACCAACTTGACTTCAGAGGATATCCACTCTAAGAATGAATTTGATTCAGGAGGGTATGATTTGGATATACCCTTTAGTGAATCATTCGTAAGGCATATAGCTTTAAAACCAGGTCATCGTATACTTATCCCATCAGGTATCAAAGGTTTGTTAGAACCGCCTGCATCTATGCTAATGGCAGCAAACAAATCTGGTATAGCTACTAAGAAAGGATTAATCTTTACTGCCGAGATAGTGGATTCTCCCTATGTTGGAGAGATACACATTGGAGTATACAACACTTCTCAAGAAGCCCAGGTTATTGAGGCTGGCCAGAAGCTAGTACAATTTATTCATGTACCTATCCATATTACTGAACCAGAAGAGATTCAACAAGAGGAATTTTATACTGAATCCCAGATGTGGGGAAGTAGAGGAGGGAATGGTTTTGGTTCATCAGGAAGTAAATAATCATGGACATCAGGAATATAAATGAACAAGTGCCTCAGGTAGAAGAAACTGAGGCACGGATATTACAAGAAATGTATGTTCTTGGGATAGAGCAATTCTCTGGGTATAAATCCATAGAAAAGCTACCAGATTACCCATTAGATATAAATAATCCAAAGAGCCAAGTTATTTTAAAGGATTTTATTGGTAGAGTTATTGAAGAGTTAACTGAAGGATTCGAATCTACCGATGAAGTAGTATCTATATATCGTGATTATGGATGGAATAATGATTGTTTAACTCAAGAGGAATATACTCAGGTATTAAACAGTCTAGCAAATGCAAATGAGGAACAAGCAGATGCCTTGGGATTCTTCTTTACTTTGCTTTTGTATTCTAATATATTGCCAGAAGATATATTAAAATACCAAGATGCAAAGAGTTTATTTGAGGTAATGGCAATTGGAGTCAAAGACTTACTCATCAAGTACCCAGATCATCGAAGTGTAAGGAAATACCCTATACTAAGTTCAACTGATTGGTCAAGAGAAGATAGAGCAGAATATGATAAGATAGTTTCTTATACCCCAGGTTTTCATGAAATGAGCGAGATATCTCATGAAAACGAGAAGCTATATTTATGGGAAGTAATATATGAACTCAATAAAGCAAGGAACTTCCTTAAATGTAGACCCTGGAAACAAACTCAAGTAATGACCAAAGAAATAGATTTTCAGGAATCTTTGGTAAAGTCATTCTATCTCTATATGGGATTTTTAGCCATGAATGGGTTTACTCCTTGCGGATTATTTAGTTTATTCTTTAAAAAACAACGTCTCAATTTATGGAGGCAAACTACAAATTATTAGTAACCAATTAAAAATCAGCCAATTATATGTCGGGTTGGAATAAGAAATTAGAGGGGCTTCAACTTAATACGGAGGAGTCCCTCCATTCATTAGAATTTGCTACTTCACAAGAAGCATGGGAAAAGTTAAATGAAGGATTTCTAAGACTAGAACCATCTTTATTTGCAAAAGGTGCTACCGCAAACAGTGGAGTAGCTGTGGTATATAACGTATTTATAAAAATACGTAAAGCTTGGGTAGACCCAGACTTTGATTATGGTAGATGTTTCAATTATAAAGAGACTAAGTGGACAAGCTTACTGAACAATTACATTGATTTCAATAAGCTTGATTTATTGCGTAGTAAGATGAGAGTACTAAAAACCAAGTATAATCAGAATTACAACGTTACTTATATGTTTAATAATCATCACGATAACGGTAAACAATGTTTAATTGCTGCTACATTCTCCAAACGATTTGGGGAAGACATACCTGTTATTACAATGGTAATCAGGGCATCCGAGATAACAAAAAGGTTAATCTTCGACTTCTTACTAATACAACGAATGGCGGAATATGTGTACGGACCAGAACAATCAGTACAAATCAATTTATTTGCCACTCAAATGTATGGGAATGTAGAAACACTTCTGATGTATCATACTCATAAACCTTTGAAGAAGGTACTTAAAGGAGCAGAGGAGAATTCATGGAATAAGAGGATAAAAGAGATATGGAAAAAATTCCAAAAGGGCACAGAGAAGGAATTCTCTTCATTCAAGGTATTCTTTAGAAGTTTTAAAGTGCTTCGACCAGATTTATATGAGGAAACATATAAATCAATGAAAGCAAAAGAATTACTTCTTGAATACGAGGATATAGAATATCCTGAGAATGTAATCTCTTACTCTCAACGTAAAGCCTATAAAAAGAAACTTTTAAAACAAAAGAACAATGGAAGCTAAGGAATTTTTAAATCAGAAGCGGATAGGATTAGTAAACAAATTTTATTACCAAGTTTTTGAGATTAAAAAGAACGGGGGAGAACCAGATATACCCTTGTTAATGAAAGAGGTAGAGGATTTTGATGATTTTGTATATCGCTACTGGCATATGACCTGGGTTAATTCTACAATGTCATACAGTTAAATATTTATATAATATGAGGATATATTCTAACAGTTTTGAGTTAATGTCCGAAATGGGTAGAGAACTCAACAGTTATGGTCAAACTGTAAAACCAAAGACCTATCAAAATAAAGTGATTGAAGGTAATGAGGATTTTATTACAAAAGAACTCATTTGCCAACAATATTGCTTAACTTCACTTGGAGACCCAGTATGGTTATTCGTATTCTCTCATTCAAAAGAATGGGCAGATGCCGAGTTTAAAGAAAGGATTGGTTGGTATGATTTAAATCCAGGTAAAGCTTGGGAATTGAGAAAAGATTTATGGGAACAGTTTTTGGTGAATGGTAAGTTTGATTACACCTACCCAGAGCGTATTTGGAACTCGTTAGACATTTATGGTAGTACTTCTTTTAACTGTGATTCAGCAATGCAATCAGTTATTGAACTTCTTAAGAGGGATAATGATACTCGTAAAGCAGTACTCCCTATATTCCATGGTACAGATTTAAGATTCCTTGATGGAAGTAAACGTATACCTTGCTCAATGTATTATGATTTCCTTATCCGTCAGAATGGTAAAGGAGAGAAGGTATTACATATTTGCTATCACCAAAGAAGTTCGGACTTTGCCCAACATTTCGGTAATGATATTTATTTAGCTTGGAGATTAATGGAATACGTAGCTCAAGAAGTAGGTGTAAAGCCTGGTTATCTATATCATACCATAGATTCATTGCATATATACAAAAAAGATTGGCATTTCTTATCTTGTAATTTAGAGGATTTGAAAGATGAATATTAAGTATTCAAATATAAAAGGGTACCCTGGATATTATATATCTAAAAGGGGTACCCTTTTTACTTCTCTTAAAAGGGTAGGAGTTAAAGGGAAAGGCCATGGTAGGAAAGGTACTACTACTGTGATTTCTAATACTTGGAGAAAGAGGTTGGTATCATTAACTTCTAATGGGTATTTACAATGTACTTTGTTTAGAAAGAGGTTTTATATACATAGGTTAGTATATGAAGCTTGGATTGGTAATATACCAAATGGGTATGATATTGACCATATAAATGGTATAAAAACTGATAATCGAGTATCTAATCTAAGAGCGGTTCCAAGGTCAGAAAATTTGAAACATAACTATGAGTTAGGTTTTAGGGGTTCTAATTATATACATACTTTTTCTGATAAAGAAAGGAATCTAATAATGATAGACCATAAAGAAAAGGGTCTTAGTATAAAGAAAATATCTCTTAAGTATGGATATTCTAGGTACTTTATTCATCAGGTATTGAAAGGAATTAGATAATGGAAACAAGATATCACATAATAAGAAATAAAAGAGAGTTAAAGAAACTCATTGCTTGTTGTAAATCAACTGGTTATGCCAGTGTGGATTATGAAACTGATGGTTCACCCATATATAATAGGGGTTTTAAGCCAACTATACTCTCAGTATCCTGGATGCCAGGGTTTGGTGCTTCCATTCCTTTAGACCATTTCGAAACAAAAGAATATACTTCACCTGGGTGGAACTGGAAGAAGATGCTAAGGAAATTTGGGGAAGAGGTAATTGAGAATTATGACATTGTAAAGGTTGCATGGAACTGGAAGTTTGATGACCAGATAAATCAAAAGTATCAAATATTCTATAGAGGTACTTGTTTAGATGGTATGCTTGCAAAATATCTACTAAACGAGGAAAAACCTAATGATTTAAAATCAATGGTAAGAAGGTATTTACCAGAGTATGGTAATTATGAGAAGCAAGATGCTTTCGATAAAATACCTTGGGATAAAAAAGAGTTAGACCCACTTTGCCATTATGGATGTCAAGATACGGATTATACTCTTAGGTTAATGATATTCTTTGAAAAGAAGCTGATTGACCTTGGTTTGTACAGTACCTTCAGGAATTTAATTATGTCTGCATCAAGGGTACTCACTTCAGTAGAGAAGAATGGTTTGTATCTAGATAGAGAGTTCAATAATCAACTACTGGAAACATATAAACCAAAAATAGATGCGGCTAGACAAGCTATATATGATTTGCCAAGAGTAAAGAAATTCGAAAAGAAGTATAACCAAGAAAAGATTGATAAATATATTCAATCTATCGAAGCTGAACTTGAGGAGCTAGATTATAATGACCCAAAAGATAAACGGAAGATTGTATCAAGGGAACAGAAAATCTCAAATATCAAAGCAGGTATATTCACAACTAAAAAGGAACAAGAATTAATAAGGCCCATTAATTTGGGTAGCCCAGTTGATTTACCTGCATTGATGTATTCAGAAGATGGCTTTCATTTTGAGGTAATTAAGAATAATGAATCCGGTAAACCAAGTACAGATGAAGAGACTCTTACTAATCTAAGGTTAACCGTTAAAAAACCAGATTCACCTAAGGCAATTTTCCTTGATAGGCTTCTTGAATTACGAGGTTTAGAGAAGATGTATACTGGATTTATAAAAGGGTGGGCAAATGAAGTCCAAGATGACAGTAGATTACATGGTCGTTTTAATATTCATGGGACTACAAGTGGAAGATTATCCTCTGCAGAACCCAATGCTCAACAAATTCCCAAGACATCCGTAGACCCCAATATTAAATTACAATTAAAAGCTCCTAAAGGAACCCTATATATTGCTAGTGATTTTAGTCAGGCAGAATTAAGAATTATGGCTCATCTATCTGGAGATGAAACTTATCTTAATGCTTTTAACTCTGGTCAGGACCCTCACTTAGCAATTGCTGCTACTAAATATCATATATCCTATGAAGAAGCTCTTAAGATATATGAGGATGAAAATCATCCAGAACATAAGATATGGAAGGTGAGAAGAAAGCAAGCTAAACAAATTGCTTTTGGACTTATTTATGGAATTGGTGCAAAATTACTAGCAGTAAAACTATCTGACCCAAAATCTGGTATTATAGTTACACCAGAAGAAGCCCAAAAGGAAATGGACATATTCTTTGGTCAACACCCCAAGTTGAAGACCTTCTTGAAGAAACAAGAGAAATTCCTTAGAAAGAATGGGTATCTGGTATCATTATTTGGGAGGAAAAGAAGATTACCCCAAATATATTCAAATGATAAGGGAGAAGAAGCTTATGCTTTGAGATTAGCATTAAATTTTCCTTGCTTATTACCATCATCCCAGGCCCTTAGTAAAACTAAGGGATGGGTAAATTATGAAGATTTAAAAGTTGGTGATGAGATATTAGCTTTTAATCGGGACATAGGAGAATCAGAATGGCAAAAGGTTGAAAGGGTAAATGTATTCGATTATGATGGAGATATGATTAGGTTAAAGACAAAACATCTAGACGTACTATCAACTCCAGACCATAGATGGGTAGTTACTAAACCAAATAAAATATCTAAGTTAGATAACACTAAAGTATTAACTTCTGAAGAATTATATAATTCAGATAAGCCTTATGCTATCCCAATAAGAGCTCCTCATAATAATCAAGTGAAAGCTAGATATTCGGATGCTTATGTAGCTTTTTTAGGTTGGTATCTTACTGATGGTCATTTGAAGAATGGTAATATAGTAAGAATATGTCAGAGTAATACTGCAAATCCTCACAAGGTAGATATTATTGATTCTATCATGGAAGAATTAGATGTAGAATTCTCCCGTAGAGAAAAGAATCAAGTAATATGGGAAATAAGAGACCCAGGATTTGTTTATAAACTTAATAGGTTAGTTCCTGAACGTAAGTTAAATATGAGGTTATTAACTCGATTAACTAACCCTCAATTAAGTATCTTATTAGAGAATATGAGGTTAGGAGATGGTTGGTCGGTATGGGCAACCGGAGATAAAACTCAAGGAGAATTACTCCAGGCTTTGGTAGTACTTTGTAACAACACTTCAAGTATGTATGAATTATCTCATGAAGGTGACCTATCTTATTTTAAAGATAAGAAACCCAGTAAATACGGCCAAGAGTTTGTACGGGCTACTAAAACTAGTTATGGAGTAAAATTTTCTAATTTTAGGAAATCAGTAAACACCAAGAATACTTACAATTCAGAAAATAATCTGACGAAAGAGAAATACGTAGGTAAAGTATGGTGTCCTACTGTAAAATCGGGGGCTTTCTTTACAAGAGTAATCGGTGAAGATAAACGATATAGAACTTTAATTACTGGCAATTGCCAGTCTGCAGCATCTGATATGTGTTTATTTGGAAGTATTTTAATTTATTATCTCATGAGACAAGGGAAATTACCTCCAACTAAATCTGTATGCTTAGTTCATGATGCTAATTATCAGATTACTAAGCCAGAGAATATAAATATCTGGAGTATTTATGAAATGTGGCAAATTTATAGAAATCCCTTAACTAAGCCATACTTCGGCTTTCAGATAGATGATCTAGATATGGAAATGGATTTTGTCATAGGTAGGTCAATGGCAGAAGAATTACCCTTTATTCCAGGTTATGATTATAGGAAAATGCTAGAACCAGATTTCTCAGTAGAGGAATATATGGAAGAACATAAGAAATATAAACACATAAAGATAAAAGATTACCCTAAAATATTCAAGAAAGAAATAGAAAGGTATAAAGAAGAGTATGAAAAGAAAGTACATTAGTAATATGCCTATTGAAGGATTCTCTAAATATCACATATGTAAGAATGGTCGATTATATTCTATTCATAGTGGTACTTGGAGATTGATAAAACCAGTATCAAAAAGTACTGGGTATATATCTAATAATCTAATATCTGATTCTGGTAAAAGAGCTAATTTCTATCGACATAGATTAGTTGCAGAAGTTTATTTACCAAATGATAATCATACCTTAGTAGTATGTCATAAAGATAACAATCCTTTAAATAATCGGGTAAGTAATTTATATTGGGGTACTCCAAGAGATAATACTCAACAGTGTATAAGAGATGGTAGATTCCCATTTCGTAAGAAGAAAAAGGTGGATGAAAATAAGTTGATACATCAATACAATATTGGAATACCCAGAAAAGATATATTAGAAGAATTTCGGATATCCACTAAACTACTTTATAGTATTTTAAGAAAACATAATGTTAAACTACGAAAATCATGAAGAAGATTTTAAACGGACCCACGGTGTGGAGAGCTAAATGCCCAGTATGTGATTGTGAATTTGAATATGACAATAGTGAAACTTTTGGGGTTTATAATAAATCTGGGGATTATTTTAGGATAGTACAATGTCCTAATTGTAAAACTAATATAAAGCATTCAGATTCAGTATCTACCATTACAGGAGTGAAAAGAGGAGATACTATGTCTACATAAATAATATAAATTTATGGAATTATGGCAACACAGAAAGAGATTGATAATGCAAGTAAGTTAACTGCCCTCACTTATATGGTTGCAGGTTGCTTAGGTTATTCTATCGAAAATTTACTTAAGTATTTAGATGTGGTTAATCTAAGGTTGAGTGGACAAGAAAAAATGTTACTTAACCGATTAAAGACTCAGTTATCTCAAGTACAAACTAATCTTACTACTTTAGAGGGATTAGCTTTTAAAGTAATGGCTACGGATGAGGATGGTAAACTTGCTTATGAAGATGCCACCCATATTTATTGGGCTGCATTTTTAGCCTTACTCGATAGGGGTGGTACTGATAACTTATGCGACTTAAGATTAATGGCTTTGGTAGATAAGATAAGCATCTATAAATCTCTTCTTAATTTGCCCGGTATGAAACTCTCTTATCAAATGGCTTTTGCTCAAGTAACTAAAGCAATAAGCAAAGGGGAATTTAGTAAAGAAGACTTTAAAAACCTATTAGAAGTTTATGAAGACGGAACTGAAAAAACTAAAGGTTAAATTTGAAGGTAAACTTATTGAGATTGATATACAAAAGGAATTATCTATCAATGAGAATATCATCAATTCTCAGCTACGAGAATCTCCTTCTAGTTATTATGTACTTGCTTCCCTGAGAGATAAGTATATAAAAGAAAGAGATGCTCTAGCAAGGGAAAAAGAAGAAGCTTATTCGAATGCCTGGTTATATTATAAGGATGCTAATGAGAGATGGAATAATGAATACGTATCTCATAAGGCAAACCTTAACAAGAAATACTCTTCTATCAATGAAAGGTATTTGAAAGCTGTAGAAAAAGCAAATAAGTTCATAACTATATGTAAGTGCTATGAGTCACGCGAAAATATATTAAGAACTATTAATGCGAACCTAAGAAAAGGTTAACCCATTGAACTATAAACAATTACTAACTTTTAAAAACAGTATTAGAATATGAATTATTCAATGACATTTATCTCACCTCTTGTAGCTGAGAAATTTAATCAAGAATTACCCGGATGCCCAACAGAAAACCGGGTACTTATTTTATCTCCAAAGGAGGTAAATCAAACTAAATCCGGTTTGATTATCCCTGAACAAGTAAAAGAGGGAGTTCCTCGTAAAGGGGTTGTAGTAAAGAGTGGGGAAATTACCGAAGAATACAAAACCTACCGAGAATTGGTTGCTGTAGGTAGAATAGTTACCTATGGTTTGTATGCAGGTAAAGAACTTGAATTCGAAACGGACAAACTATCTCCTGCTCTCAAACAACTTTTAGAGAAAAACGTTCTTACCGTATTGAGTATGAACGAAGTAGTTTACTCAGAACCGAATAATTAAAACTAATCATTATGATAAAAGACAAGAAGAAAAAGAAAGTTTCATCAGAGGGACTTTCTACAAAAGAAAAGATGCTAGCTAGAAAGAAACAGCTAGAATCTAAGGGAAATGGTAGTGGGTTAGTATATCCAAAAGAAGGAACTCTGAGGATGAGAATTAAGTCTCCTGGTGATGACCAAGAATTGGGTATCGAAATTATTCAATTCTACCTGGGTGGCAATTTGGGAGGAGTTATATCTCCGGCTACTTTTGATGAACCTTGCCCATTCATGGAGAAATACCAAGAATTGAAAAACTCCAAGGATGAAGATGACAAGGAACTTGCCAAGAACCTGGTACCAAGAAGAAGATATGTTATTGGTGGTATAATCTATTCAGATGAAAAGGGTAGTAAGGTAGATTATGAAGGCAAAGATAAGGGAGTTTTAGTTCCTCGCTCAGTATACCAGGATATTATTGACCTATACCTTGATGAAGATGAGGCAGGTGATATGACAGATCCAAAAACTGGATACGATATCAAGATAATTCGTTCCGGGTCTGGTAAACTAGATACCACTTATTCTGCTCGTGCTTGCAAACCAACTAAGTTGGACAAGAAATATCAAGGTACAATTGACCTTGAGGGAATAGTTCGTTCTCAAATCAAATCCTATGATGAGTTGGAAGATTTACTTTCACAGTATCTAAACGAAGATCATGGGGATGATGATGAGGACGATAATCCAAAGAAGAAAAAGAAAAAGGGAGTTCACAAAGACCATTACATGGAAGATGATGAACCCAAGAAAAAGAAAAGAAAATACAAATCGGATATTTAAGGGTTAGTAATATGGTTTCATTCGAAGGTGGTAATTAGATTCGTTCTGTTATCACCTTCTTTAGTTTAAAGACATTACATTATGGCAAAGTATGATAACATCCCTGGACATCCAGGATATTATATTTCTCGTAATGGGAGATTATATACTAGACACATACCAGGTAATACTAAAGGAGGTTTATATAAGGATAGATGGGTACTAAGAAACAGATACTCATTATCAAACGGTAGGTATGTTAAATATTATCGGGTAGAAATACAAGGTAAGAAATGGTATGTACATAGATTAGTTGCTTTTGTTTGGTTACCCAATCCAGAAAATTTACCTTGTGTGGGTCACAAAGATAATAATCCCCTGAATAATAGGGTTAGTAATCTTTATTGGTGTACACAAGAAGAGAACATGAAGCAAATGATTCGAGATAGTAGGTCATTAAGAGGAGAAAAGAATCCTGCTTGGAAAGATAGAGATTTTGAAAAGATTTCTCAAATGTTTGCAGAAGGTAAGGGTATTACTGATATAGCTAAAAGCTTAGGTATAAGTAGGCATATTGTTCAAAAGAGTATTCAATTAAAATTTAAAGAATTATGGCAAGGAAGAAAATAAAAGTACCATCTCTGAATGAGATGAAGAAGAAATTCTCAGGTTTTTCTATAGCAGCAGAAGAAGATGATTCTAAGTTACCATGGTTACCATCTAGGTTTTTAGCTTTTAATCATGTATTAGGAGGAGGAATCCCTTATGGGAAGATTTTAGAATTATTTGGTACCGAATCTTCTGGTAAAAGTTTGATGGCTTATGATTTTGCTTACTCTTGTCAATATTTGAATGGAGTAGTTTTGTGGATAGATGCCGAACAATCATTTACTAATTCTTGGGCTGAGATTAATGGGTTAGATTTAAATAGGGTAATTATCTATAGAGAAACCGCTATAGAAAAAATATCCGATTGGGTGGCATCCATGTCATTATATTGGAGAAGTCAACTAGTAAATAATGAGCCTATACTACTCATCTTAGATTCGGTTTCTGCTTTGGACACAGAAATAAATATCAATTCTGAAATGAGTAATGCTTCTGCAGATATGGGTAATCGAGCAAAAGCCATATATAAATATTTCCGTATAAGAAATGAAATGTTATACTCTTTGGGAGTAACTCAGATTTATATTAATCAATTACGTACTAATCTAAAAGCTGGTATGTTTGAAAATCCCGATACTACTCCTGGAGGAGCTGCTTTAAAATTCTATGCTTCTCAAAGAATAGGATTATACGGAGGTAAATCTCTAACGAAGAAGATAAAGGGAAAAGAAAGAAAAATTGGTAGAGTAACTTCGATTCGTACCATGAAAAATAAAGTTGCTCCTCCAAGAGGAACTATAAAAGCTGCTCCAGTATACAATAATCCTAAGTATCATGACGTTGGTTTTGATAAGATATATTGGTTAAATGAGATCCTTATAGAAGAGGAGATTATAGAAAAATCCAATGGTGGAGTTTATAAATATAAAGGAGAAACCCTTTGTAGAGGAGAAGAGAAATTTTTAGCTTTACTAGAAGAGAATGATGAGTTAAGACGTAAGCTATTAAGAAAAGCTGGTATAAATACTATTGGAACTACTAAGAAGAAATTAGAATCATTAAATACTAACCTATTCCCAGTAGAGGATGTTCAAGGGGAAGACGAAGAGGAGGAGGAAGAGGATGAATAAGAAAAAGAAATAAATATGAAAAATAAAAAATTAATATTATTAGTTGACGGCGAAAATATTTTACATCAATCTTTTCATAAGTTCGAAAAACTTAAATCTACCGATGGTAAACCAAGTGGAGCAATATTTGGATTTTTCAAATCCCTACACATGTATCTTACAAGGTTCGAACCGGATGAGGTTTATATTTCATTCGATAATGGTCATTCACCAGTAAGGACGAAGTTATTGCCCAATTATAAGGGACATAGAAAAAATATATCTGTAGATTACGAATCATTGCAAAAGCAAAAGGCAATTATAATGAAAATGCTGGGTATGCTAAGAATTAATTATATCTTCGATAAAAAGAAATCTACAGTATATGAAGGGGATGACTTCTTAGCATACCTTGCAATTAAAAAATTCCAATCCGAGAAAATGATACTTATATCATCGGATAAAGACTTTAACCAGTTGCTATCAAATAACCTGAGGATATATAATCCCAGAAAAGATGAGATGATAAGAATGGATAACTGCAAAGAATTATTCGGTTATCATTCTCATGAAACGGTAGAGTACCTTGCAATGGTTGGAGATACTTCCGATGATATACCAGGGTTCCCGGGTATAGGCCCAGTAAAAGCAAGGAAAATCCTTGATGAGGGTAGAATTGAGAAGTTTATTGCCCAGAGTAAGAACAAAGAATATCTTCAAATATGGAAAAGGAATGAACAGTTAATCGACCTTTTCTGGTTTGTAAGACATAATCCATTGGATAAGTTACCAATTAAGTCAAAGAAGAAGTTTAAGTATGAGAAATTCAAAGAACTTTGTATCGAATACTCTTTAGCATCATTTTTGACAAATGAATTTATAAAACCCTTTAAAGATTTGTTATCATGAAAAGAATTATGTTTGTAGGGCCAAGTGGAATAGGAAAAACCACTTTGGCAAAGTTCATAGAAACCAAATATGGTATACCCTTTATATCTGGTAGTATGTCAGATTTAATGCCAGATACAAAAGAGATGCACCATGCTGAGTTTTTACACCAAGAATGTGGAGAACTCATAAACAAGGATTATCAATTGTTGAATCTGAGAAATAAGCTTTTCAAGGATAAAGAAACTTTTGTAACAGACCGTAGTTATGTAGATTTAGCAGCTTATTTCATATATAAACAATCTACTAATATCCCCGAATGTGAAGTAGATGCTTTCTTAGATATATGCAAAGATCTTACAGTTCAACAATGTGATTTATTAATATACCTTCCCTTGAATATGTACAATATGAAAGAATGGCCAATGGAAGACAATAAGAAGAGAATCATAAATAGATATTATCAGGCTCAGATGTCAGATATAATGGGTAACCTGTTAACTCAGTGGAGTACTTTAAGTGTAATAGATATATTATTAGTACCCCAATTAGATTTCTACGACAGAATACACATGATAATGTCAAGATTGGATTAATATGAAGAAACAAGTAATGGAAGATAATATTAATGGCTTTCCCGGGTATCATATTACCCGGGAAGGTTTGTTATATAGTAGATATAACAAGGTTGGTAAATTAACCAAGGTATATCATAAGAATAAACCTTATACAAGGTCAAATGGTTATCAACAGATAGTATTAAAGATAAGGAAGTTAGGGTTAGTAAGGAGAGCTTATATACACAGATTGGTAGCAGAAGCTTATATACCAAACCCTTTAAATAAACCTTGTGTATGTCATAGGGATAATAATAGAGAGCATAACACCGTAGAAAATCTATATTGGGGTACCTATAAAGAAAATTCTCAACAAGCTAGTATGGAAGGTAAACTCAATAATAAGAAGGTAATTAAGTTTTTGGTATTCTCTGACCTCCATCTTCATATTTGGTCTAAGTTTGAAACTCGTATTAGTACTGCTATTAGAGTATTAGATGTTATTTCTTCTGAAAGTATGAAATTAAAAGTACCCGTGTTATTTTGCGGTGATTTATTACATGAGCCTAAATCTTTGAGTCAAGAATTATCCGAGATTATCTATAAAGAATTTTCTAAATTAGACGAAAAAGACTGGGAAATGTACTGTATAGCTGGTAATCATACCATGAAACATATTAATAGAATTGATAAACCAGCTTATTCTTGGGAAACTTGGCTTTCCCAAGAATACCGATTCTTAAAGTTAATAAATTTCCATAGGGTACATATTGGAAAATTCTATATACATGGTATACCTTATATAGACAATAATATTGGTTTGTCTGATTATTTAAAATCCATAGATACTGAAGTAGGTAAACCTAGAAGTAAACACCTACTTTTACTACATACCGACTATCCAGGAGCAAAAGACACCGATGGTAGAGAGGTAGATTCAGTAGAGAATCTTAATATTAATCTTCTCAATAAGTTCGATTTAGTATTATGTGGGCATATACATAAACCTCAAAGACTTTCTAAAAAGGTTTATATGATTGGTGCTCCATATCAACAGAGAAGAACCGATAAAGATTGTAAACTGGGATATTGGAAACTTTATTCGGATTTATCTATGGAATTTATAGAACTGAAAGGATTCCCAAAATTCGTAGAGGTTGAATCCGAAGATGAAATTAAGGATGATGGCAATTATTATACCATTTTACCCAAGAAAACTAGTATTCAAGTAAATACTAACCATCAAATAACTAAGCAATTATCTAAAAAAGTACTAGCAAAAAGGTACCTAAAAGAAAAAGGTATTAAGGATGAGGTTAAAACTAAGCTACTAATTGAAACATTAAAAAAGGCCGAATCATGTTAACATTCACTACACTAAATGCCATAGGGTTTTGTTCAATTGAAAATTTACACTTACAGCTGAATACTAACTGTACAGTATTAATTAAAGCAACTAATGGCAAAGGGAAAAGTTCTATCTTATCCTCATTAGTATGGGCATTATATGGTAAAAACCTAAAGGGAGTGTCCAATGTGAATACTTGGGAATCAGTTAGACCTAAGGGTTATCTGGGAACCCTGGTAGAACTCTATTTTCAGAAAGATTCCCATTTATTCAAAATAATTCGATGTCAGAAATATAAGGGAATCCTTGATGATGGAGCAAAGGGGAATGATAGACTTATATTTCTAAAAGATAATGAGTTAGTAAATGTAAAGGGGAAGAACCAAATCCAGGATGAAATTTGTAAAGAAGTGGGATTATCATATACTCTGTTTATGAACTCAATCATGTTTGGTCAGGGTATAAAAAGACTCATACAAGAATCTAATTCTGATAAGAAAAAGATATTCGAAGAAGTATTTGACTTAGAGTTCTTAAACCTTGCTAAAGGCATTGCATTACAAGATAAAAATAACTTGATATCTCAAATAAATGAGGTAGAGCATGAGTCTCAAATGCTTAAGAAAGAATTAGAGGCTAACAAGGAAGCTTACTTCGATATGAGAGATAGAGAAAAATCCTTCAAGCAAAAAATTAAAGAAGAAAGAAGAGAGTTAAAGCAAGATAGAGAAAAGCTAACTAAGCTACTAATTGAAAAACAAAAACAAATCAAGGATGAAGTAGATGCTTCGCTTCAGATAAAGATTAAAAAACAAAATGAACTAATCCTTGATTTGAGGAGTAAGATAAAAGATGCAAAGAATTTATCGAATGTACCACTCAAGAAAGTAATTAAAGAATTAGTAATACAGTTAGAAGCTGGTCACTACAAACGTGCATTACGTGATGCCAAATCAATATATAAAGCGTTCTCTGACCTTGACAAATATGATAAAGAGTATCAAGAGGCTTTAGAGAGGTTGGAAGAACTTAGTAGTGTAAATGATAGGTATAAGAAATTAAAATCAGACTGTGATGATATTGCTTCTGATATTGCTTCTATTGACGAAGACCTGGCTAAGCTCAAACAGGAAAAGCTTAAGGTTATGTCTCCAAAGTATAAACAAAAACTTAAAGAGATTAGGAAAAACTTACGGAAGGTTGATGAAGACTTTCACAATAAAGAGTTAGAGTTAGAGAATTATAACTGGTTAATTAATGACCCATTGGGTAATAATGGGATTAAGGCATACTTATTCGATTCATCACTCGAGTTCTTAAATAAATGCCTCGATAAATATTCAGAGGTATTGGGATTTAGGATTGAATTTAATATAGATTTGGGCACTGCTAGAAAAGAATTTGTTACTCTTATTGAAAGAGATGGGATGATTATAGATTACGATGAACTATCAGGTGGCGAGAAACAATTGGTCTGTGTAGCAATGGCTTTTGCAATGAATGAGGCTTTAACTGCCTCTAAGGGTATTAACTTAGTATTTCTTGATGAGGTATTTGAATCACTAAGTTCAGATAACATAGAAATAGTTACTTCCTTAATACGTTACATATTCAAAGAGAAAACTTTATTCTTGATAACCCACTTAGATTCTCTTCCTCTTGGTAATACCAAAATTCTGCAAGTGGAAAAGACTCAAGGCCTGAGTAGGTACCAATTACTATAATGGTATATAAAAATACAATACACCATTATATTATGAACTCTAAGAATAAAGGAAATCGATTCGAAAGAAAGATAGGTGCTTGGTTTACAAAATGGACCGGGTACAAATTTGAAAGGAATAGAGCGGGGAGTGGAGCTTGGCATTCAAACAAGGACTCCACTTCCGATTTAACCTGTACTGATGAAAGGCATGCTCATAGATGTAAGATATCCATCGAATGCAAGAATTATAAAGGGATTAAGTTTGAACATCTACTCTTAGGTAATAAGGGATGCGATATATTGAAATTCTGGGAACAAGCTTCTAAGGATGCAAAAAGAGCAAATAAAGTTCCCATACTCTGTATGAGATATAATTCAATGCCCTCAGAAGAATTTTTCTTTGTAGTTGGAAAGGATTTATCTTCCGTATTCTATAAACCACTATTCGATAAAGCCAATATTATGGTAATCGATGTACCAAAGATAGGTGAGATTCTTTATGTATTCATGGCTAGTGATATACTGAAGAATGTAAACTATAAGTTAGTACATAAGCAAGCTAAGTTAATTCTTAAAAACCAGTAACCTATGAAGAAGCATACCCCATACTCATATTGTATATTTTACCTTGAAAGGAAGTACTGTGATAAAATCAATAAAGAACTCAAAGAAAAGGGGTATGACCAAATCAAGGCAATTATTCCTATGGTAAACGTATTAAGAAAAACCACAAAGGGTAAGATGGTATTCGAAGAAGTACCAGTATTATTCAATTATGGTTTTATGAGAATGCCCACTAAATTAGCATTCTCAAGGCCATTTCTTAATAAGTTACGTAGAAATATATCTGGTATCAGAACTTGGTTACGTAATACCGAGACAATGCACCCAAGAAAGAAAAAGGTAAGGATTGACAATGCCGAAGACTTTGATGATTTTTCTTTAGTGGCTACTTGTAGTAGAAAAGAAGTAAGGCGATTTAAACGTATTGCTAGAGAGAATAAGAAGTTTTCAGTAGATGATTTAGTCAATGTAAAGCCTGGAGATTACTTAGTATTACGGGGTTATCCTTATGAGGGAGTAGATGCTACAGTATTAGAGGTTGACCATCTTTGTAAAAGAGTAAAAGTTCTTATATACCCTGAAATGGGAAGAATGGAAGTATGGTTACCTTTTGACAACGTTATCTATAGTGTATATTTAAATCATGACCCAGATAAGCTTTATGCTAATTCTGGGGAATATGACCCTAATCAGATAACCAATGAAGCAATTGATAGTATAATGAGATATAGGAGAATTTAATGTTATGAACGAAGCTCAACAAAAAGCCTGGAGTTGTTTAATTGATAAAGAACAACAATCATTATTCCTTCAACTATCAGAAAGTAAATCTTCATGGGAAGCTGGTGAAATTTTAAAGTTATCTCATTACAAGTATCTTGAAATCCGGGAACGGTCAGAGAAATTCTTTAGGCTATTCTCGGATTTTTTTGAGAAACACACTTCTATTTTTCGACCAGATTGCCCCTGTGAGAGGAATTTCCAAGATTATATGGAGGGATGTTTAGAGAAACGATTAAAAAGAAAAGAAGCAAGCTTATTCACAGGAGACTCAGCTCAATTACTCCCAAAGGTAAACTCTAAAAATATAGAGAGAAACATGAAGAGGTTAAAGGAGTCTGATGATGAATGGGACATAGATACTCTAAGATTAATTCTTGAATTTGATAGGTGGAATAACTTTAGAATACTTCCAAGGATGCTACAACAGCCATCTGCATTTAAAAGGCGGTCGAATAAGAAGGACAAGATATATATCAAGTATCTTCTTAATAGAGTACCAGATTGGATGCACACTAAACTCAAGGAAAGGTTTAGGTATAAAGTAAAACCAGGAAAGAAAAAGTATTGGGTAGCTTTAATATCTGAGGACCTATATACCGATGGTTATCTATTGTTACCAGTAAGACCTTTGGATGAAGTAGTAGATGAATTCAGTAGATTTTACATGTATGTATTCAAAACTAAAGATGATGCTGATACCTTTGGTTTTATGGTATCTAAGTTCATGATTAAAACCGAATCTGTTAAGCTTGGACAAAAATTCTGGCCAGAGTACCGTTGCTGTGTGGAAAAAGCAGTAAACTATAATCAAGTGAACAACATAGAATTCAATATTAAGAAATTGGATATGGCTTATAACACACATATCAAGAGAAAGCATAAAAAACCTAAATCCACTGCTGCGAACCGAGCAAAAACCTCGGATTTTTATAAAAATAAATAGAGAAATAAGATAAGATTAAATTATTTATTCTTATATTTGCAAAGAAAATAAATGAATATTTAAAAATATTGATGATATGGCAAAAAAGAGTAGAAAAGACATGAAAGCCCCATCCAAGGAGAAATCAAATTTCCTTGGTGCTTCTGGGAGAAACATGACTTATAAGGATTTAAAGAGAAAGGCTATCATATTAGGGATGCCTTTCCCTGATGCTTGTTCTGCTGGGGTATTTGACTTATTACATTATATCAATGTATCAGAAGAAAAGCCCGATAAATCGTTAATTGATAAATATGACGATTGGATGGATAAGCAATTGGAAACTATTGGGTATTCAAAAGATGACCCATTAAGGAATTCTCGACTAAGGCTTGGGTTTCTCGGAGAAGAAGGGGAAAATGGGCAAAGAAGAACCAAACGAGTTCCCGGAATAAAGAAACCTCGAGAAAAGAAACCACCAAGAGAGAGGGATGAATTTAATCTTATCAAGGGTACAAAGAAATCTTATGTATTCGAATTAACTGCAAAAGGTTTTGAACTTGATAGAGTTATTCGGAGAATGAAAAAGAAATTCCCCGAAGCAAATGAGAAATCTATCAATCTTTGGTATAGAATGGCAAAGAGGAATATAAATGGTAAAACTAAAGGAAAGTAACAACGGACCCATACGACCAGATAGATATTATATATGGACTTGGAGACCAGATACTACCAATAAGATTGTTACTGAAAAGAAATTATATAGGAAACATCTAACCGGTATACCATACTTTACTAGACATCAAGTAAAGGTTACCTTAGTTTATCTTTATGGTGTAGATGTTCTTCAGTATATCCATATAATATCTGGGAGGAAACTTATAAAACAAGGCATTAGAGAATTATCCGATATGAATGGTAAACTTCTTAAAAAGGGTAGTACTAAATTCTGGTTTAAGGGTAAATTCGTAAAAGCAAGGAAGTTCATAATGCCCGATGAATATCACATGGATAAACACCGACGAAGAAGATTTATGGTACAAATGCACCGAGTCTTTAAGTCTAAAGGAAAAAAGGAATTCAATGAAAGGTACTCAATCAAACTCTATGGACAACGGCAAGGCATATCTCCCAAGTATACAAGGCAAAAGAGATTACAAATCAATCTTGCTATCCTACAGGATTTACAACAGGCTGAGTCAAGAGGAGAAAAATAAATTCAATCTGTTATTCCTGCAGTATCCCCCATTGGTAAGTTCATTGGCTTTATATTTAAGAAAGAAGATGAACATCCCAATACAAAAGGTACTATTTATCAAAGCACAAAGGGATATGCTTGAAATATTCGATGAGGCATCACTTAAATTTTTAGGGTATTTGCCTAAAGAAAGGTTTATTAAGAAGTCTCTATTATTTCAAGGGTTTGTTACATTAGAGAGTATTAAACTTAGAAGGTCTTATGCTTATATAATGACAAATAGGATGATAGAAAATCAAATATGGGTCTACCCAATTCGATTATCCGATAACTATAAAACAATGATAAAAGGGAAATACAAATCCTATACCGAAGTATTTGGGAAGGTGGGTATTCCTGGGATAACTAAAATTAAATATAGCAATGAATAATAACGAAGGTTTTAAAATCACAGCACATCAACCAGCAAACCCATTTGCAGGTAAGAAGTTTAAGATAGTCACTTATCAAGGTGACAAGGAACTTGCCTCTCAGGCAATAACAATTGAATCTCAATTAGAATTAAAGACAACTCTAGATGAGATAAAACAATTCAATATTGCTCAGGAGGAATTAGTAAAATCTGGGTATACTCAGAAATCCATACTGGTAAAGAAACTTATAACAGAGTGATATAAATAAATTATTAACCAACTTAAACATTACGAAAATGGCTAAGAAGAAAAAAGAAGTGGAACTGAAAGAAGTTTCCAGAACAGAAATCAATGGTGCAATCATCATTAAGTACGAAGACGGCTCAGTAAAGATTATCCCTGCTCCTATCATGCTTTCTGCCGAAGAAGCCGAAGACCTTTTCGGTTCTGAATCCGATGACGAGGAAGAAGAAGAGGAAGAAGAAGAGGAAGAAGAATCATCTGATGATGATGATGATTCCGAAGAGGAAGAAGAAGAAGAATCAGATGATGATGATGATGATGATGATGATTCCGAAGAGGAAGAAGAAGAGGAAGAACTGACCGGTGAAGAACTTGCCGAAATGGACTTCGAAGAACTTGAGGATGTCTGCGACGACAAAGATCTTGAAACTGACCCAGACGATTACGATGAAGACGAAGTCGAAAAACTCCGTAAAGCAATTGCCAAAGAACTCGGTCTCAAATTGCCGGCAAAGAAAGAAGCCAAAGGTAAGGGCAAGAAAGGGAAAAAGTAATCTGGTAACTGTATTCAAGATTTAAAAGAAGGTAGGGAAATTTCCCTACCTTTACTATCAACTATTAATAAACGTAGAAGTTTACTTATAATAACCATTAACTTATAAAACATTAAAAATTATGGCAACAAAGAAATCAGACTCCAAGAAGAAAGGGGATAAGGAAAAAGACCCCGAAAAAGAAGCTAAACGTAAAGCTCGTCAAGAGGCACTCAAGAATCGGCCGGCTGAACAACGCCCTAACAGCAAGCAAATCGACGTTATTGCCATTAACGACAAATCCAAGGTAATGAACTTTGGTTATGCCGTTAAAAACAAGGAAGGCTATCAGGGTGTAGTGGTTACTTCTGTATTGGTTACGGATGGCAAACCGGTATCAACTTCAGTTTCATTCGTTCCGGGAACTCTTACCGTTAAGTCTAAGAAAGGACATGGCGTTATTTGTTCTCCGAAAAACAAAAAGGCTAAGGAAGAAGAAGAGGAAGAATCAGAAGATTAAACTCTAACTTACTAACTACTATCCCATATGTCTGCTATATAAATTTAGAGTTTAAGTTCATATGAATAACATCTACACTTAGGACGTTGTTCAGCCAAAAGCTCATTGCCTGTGAAGGTAGTGGGCTTTAATTTTTTATACCCATGGAAGAAGAGAAATTAGCAATTCGAAAGAACATTCGAATACTTGCATTGGATAATCTAATAAATACTTATACTGATGCACTAGAAGATAAAGAATTAAACCTGGGACCAGATGAAAGGGAACTTGCCATCAATATAATAAATGAGGCAAGAGAAATGCTATCAGAAGAAACTCAGGAAGTATCTAACCAAGTAATGCAAAGACCCAAATGGAAAAAGACTTAAGATTATTAGTGAGAAACATTAATCAAACTCTCAGAGAATTAGATTATGTTTCGTACCTTAAAAAGGTAGCTCTTAGTAAGGGTAAGAAAGGAGAATACCAATCCCATAGGTTGAAGAGTAATTATCTGAAAAGAAAACTCATATCTCTTAAAGGGGCTTTGAACAAAAAACTTCATGGGACTTATATCGTTGCCCAATTTAATTTTATAAGAGGAGAACAAAAAGAAACTTTTGAACAAACTTTTACTGACTTATCTCAGAAAGAGGTAGAAGATATACTTCAACTCGAGGCAGTTTTAAAACAATGCAGTTTAGAAATCCTAGAAATTAAAGAAATCCCAACCCAAATTAGGAAGGTATAACTATGGTATTATGTAAATAGGAAATTCAATTATTCACCTAATATAAATGAAAATGGCTAAGAAAACAGAAAAGAAGAGTAAATCGGAATCCAAGACTCCGGAACTCACAAAGGCTAAGAAAGCTTTGGATGCTTACCTTAAAGAGAACAAGTTGGACCCTACTAAGGATTGGACCAAAGACAAGAAACATGGTAAAAAGGTTACCGAACTTGTAAACAAGCTCAATAAGGAAAGAGACAAAGTTGCTGCTGCCTATCCTGAAGCTGACCAAGAGAACAACAAGAAATTGGTAAAACTCCAGGAAAAAGAGAAGAAGGAAAAAGCTGAGAAGAAGGCTGCCAAAGAGAAAAAGGAAAAGAAGGGGAATGGTGGTAGAACAGCTACCAAATACGATTATCCTCTCATCGATGGCAGAGAAATGACTTCGGCTGAGAAGAAAAAATACCGTATGGAGCAAAGAAAACTTGCTTCAGGTAAGGCTCCCAAGGAGGAAAAGGAAACTAAGAAAAAGAAGGAAGAAAAGGTAAAAGAAAAACCGGCTTCCGATAAGAAAGATAAGAAGGCCAAAGACAAGAAGAAAAAGAAGGCCGCTAAAGAAGAAGATTAATAAGAGCACTTTTTACTTTTACTTATCATATTTTTGAGTATTCGTTAATAATGGTAGAAGGCCTGGCAATATAAAAATTGTTCAGGCCTTTTATTTTCTAATTAAGTCGAAAATGGAACAAGAAGTATATAAACCAAAACTTAGAATCACTACACTATCAGAGAATGGTACCCCATTATCCGATAGGTTGGTAGATGCCTATACCGAGATGAATTCAGGTCCAAAGGTACAGCATAACGGTCCCATAAGAGTAGAAGTAACTCTTACTAATAAACAAGATATTGATAACTTCAAAGAATACTTAGATAGGTTATCTGGTACATTGCCTGCTAAGGCACCCAATGTTGGCAGAGGAAGACCTGCAGGGTCTACAACTAAGGAATTGGAATCACCAAGGGAGGACATTCTTGCAGATGTAGAGAAAATGATTGAAGAGGGTAAAAGCCAACAAGATATTATTAAATATCTTAGGGGATTGGGATTTGTATTTATCCTTACTGAGGACTTTCTATTTCACTTTCCTGGATTTGAGTTCAATAAAAAGGATGTGGGAGAAGCAACCGACAACAAGCAATATCCCAATTCATTCTCTTGGATGGCAAGACGTATCAAACGGGCTAAGGACCCAAAAGCAGATAAATTTGACCCAATGGTAATCTTTGGTTTTAGCATTCTTGGGGGACCCTCGAAAAAGATTATCCCATATCTCTATAAGGAAAGGAAGAAACCATTAAGGGCCCAAGTTGGTAAAAACGTAATCTCCTTCTCTCAGGCAGAATTCACTAAACTTCCAAAGTATATGTTAGAATCCGAAAGGATTAAGTTCTCTACTGAACAGAGACAATTGCTTCTAAGTCCCGAAAAGAAGCCTTCTAAATTCTTCCTAAGATGGGTAAACGATGCTATATTTCCAGACTCCATAAAGGAAAAGATGGAAGAAATCAAGAACCGCTAACACTTACCTCCGTATTTATTAAAAGAGTATTTTATATAAAATAATTTTAGTATATTTGCATAAAGAAAATTTAATTATGGACAAGGAAACAAAAGACATCGTAAAGCTCATTGCTGGTATTCAAATGGAATCACTCAACTCAATCAAAGAGGATGTTAAAAATGGGAATGATATTGCCCAAGACTTAATCAAAAAACTCCTTCAGATTGAGGATGACGAAATAATTCGAGCACTAGATGAGCACATTGAATTATACGTGGAAATCGAGAATACTCCTCAACTGATAAATATGCTAAGTGAATACCAAATGATGGTATGCTCTCACATATTATTCAGAATGGAAGATGAATGGGTACATACTAATTCTCAGGGAGTACTTGGTACCTGGGCAATATTCCAGAGGGCAAATCTCAAATTCCACCCAGAACTAACACTTTTAAAATTTTAATATAGACATGGAAAAGAACGAATACTTAGAATCAGTAGAAATAAACACAGGAGTCGAAATGATTCCTTGCGAATCATCTAACATTGAGGGCTTTGGTTATGACTCAAAGAAAAAACAACTTTGGGTTGCTTTTAAAGGTAATCGAGTTTATCGCTATGATGATGTACCTTATGAAATCTGCAACGGTTTACATCAAGCAGAATCAAAAGGTAAATACCTTGCAAAGAACATTAAAAATAAATTCGAAACTACAGGTTATGAACTCAGAAACTAAATTCATATTGGGCCTGGTAACCCTGGGGGCAGTGATTTACTTTATTGGTGAGAATAGAACTCACCCAGTAGAAGTGAGCACTGCTCCTTCTCATTTTGAAAGTCCCATAACCAAGTTAATCTCTCTTCAAGATAGCATGGGCATTAAACCAAAAGAAAGGGAGCAAAAGAAACAATGGTATAAGTATAGGGTAGAAATAGAAACTATTCCAGAAAATCAAATCTATAAGATTGAGAAATCTGGATACCAGCAATATGAAGTTTCTAGATTGGGTGAAACTTATTCCTATGTAACCTACGAATTTACCTCAGACAAGGTAATGACTACTCAAGAAGCCTATGACTTCGTAAAGAAATATCCTGAAAGATGTACAAGGGTACCCAATACATCACAAGATAACATTTACGATAAATATAACGAGGATTACGAAGATTACATAAATGACCCAGAGGATGAAATTAACTATCCTCCAGAAATCTTCGACTTCTTAGCCGATTAACCCGAGCAAATAGAAAATAATTCAAATAAAATTTTTCTATTTAAAATAAAGTTCTTATATTTGTATCAGAAAAAGAAATTAATCATTTTACTAACATTTTAAATATAGACATTATGAAAAAGAATGAAACAAAGGTTACTAACCTGGTTGCAACTAAGGTTGCCGAACAACTTGAAGGAATTAAAAATTCTAAGACTGCTAAGGCTTCTGCTCCTAAGGCCAAAAAGACTAAAAAGAAATTGGTACAAGATGCTCAAGAAGCTGCCACTAATTTTGCCAATGCCAAATTGGTAGAACTCTCTCCCAAAACCAAAACTTCCAAAAAGGAACAGGTTGTCAAGGAAGTTAAGGAACAACAAAAACCCTCCATCATCGAACAGGTAATTTCTAATCGGGAAGTTAAATACGTATATCCTGCCGATGTAGTTGATACTCTTGCTCGGAAGAAATGGAGACAACAAACTCGAAACGAACTCCATCGATTGGAACTTGCAATGGCTCGTATCAAGGACCAGAACTCCAAGGAATTCAAGGCTGCTGCTAAAGCCTATGAGGACTTTAAAAAGAAGGTCCTCAAACCAGAACAAGTTGCATAAACCTTTATTAACCAGGTGCCCGGGATAATTACCTGGGCATCTCAATTCATACAAAATGGATTACACTATCTTCTCTGATAAAGAGATGCTTAAGCAGGACAAAGAATTGGTAGAATTACATAAACGATGTTGTAAGTCCTATCTAATCCAACATTCACTTAAGCACTCCAAGATTAAGAAGTTCTTTATCGTTTACGATTGGTATATAAATACTGATAACGTAAGGAATTTCTTTTTCAGGCCTATAAACCTTTTCATTCAGGCATTGCTTTTAGGGCAACTTGATGAAATATCCGATTACATTAATCCTAACAAAAATGGAAAACGAAAAAAGAAACGAACCAGAAAAGTATAACGTACTTTACTGCAAAGGCAAATATCAGTATAAATCTAAATATCCCCAAATAGAAACTAAACATAAGGTTATCTATGCAGGGCCAGTAGAACCAATGGCACCCATCTGGGATAATGTATCAGATATATTAAGGAAATCTGATAGAATTTGTACTGAATCTCGAAGAGAATTAAAGAAGTTAGAGGAACGTTCACAGAATAACCTTTACTTCAAGAAAAATGGTATTACCCATATAATCGTATACAAATGTTTAGAGAAATAGTTAAAGACCTATATATAGGCAAATCGAAGTTAACCATAGAATGTAACCAAAAGGAAATACCCCAAACTACTCTGGTTCAGGATGTATTACAGAATACTGGATTTACGGGTAATATGCCCGACTACGGTACCTATGGTAATTTCAAGGATGGGAAATTTGAGATTACTCCAATGATGCCTAAGCATTGCTTATTTATTACTGGAGTACCCAAAGGGGCAATCCTTGATAATTTCAGAGTTAGAAGAACATATTGGTCCTCTTATTATGAGGATGATGTAAGAGGGTACTTATTTCAAATTACAGATGAAAGTATACCTCGTTTAATAATCACAAACTAAATCTATATGGAAGCAATCGATTACGTAAAATTATTTAAGCTCGACCAAGAGAATTATGATTTTAAAAGGGAAGAGTTTATATCCGAATTAGGTAAAGAATTTCTAGATTATTGCCAAACTACCACAATTGGGGTAGATAAAAAGACTGGCAATATATACTACTACCGATTTAGGGAAATAGTTAAGAATTTCGAAACTAAATTCTGGGCAATCTCAGAACTTAAAATAGGAGAACCATTAACTCAGAAATTATGGAATGCCTTTTTCGCTACTCAGGTAGTTCCTTTAAGGCAAAGGTTATTCCCAAAGGTTCAGAAATTAATCGAAGAGCAAAAGGGGATAACCAATAACCGTAGTAAACAAGACAAAAAACCTACGAACCATAAAAAGGCAAACTATGGCAAGGGAAATCACAGACCTGCATGGGAATAAATTTAAGGTAGGAGATTATAAACTTTGCCTTAATATTCCCATCACTGGGAAAGGTAATTTAGTATTCACCAGGGACCTAATCTCTGGTGAACCTTTTAATTTATCAGTAAGTAAGAAAAAATATAAGGGCTATTTCTATAACCTATCTTTGAATCTGTATGTAAGGTTCGATTTAGAGTATATGGGTTATGATGAAAGTTCCGATATCAGAAAATCTCATTTGTATGTCAGAAAAGGAAAATAAAATGGTAAGATTCCCAAGACCTATGGGGACTACTGCAATGGCATTAGAATATCAGAAGAACCCAAATGATGAACTTCTGATAAAGATACACAACTACATTATTAATCAATGGCTGATGGGTAATGGTGTATTATGTGGTATCACTTATGATATCAATACATTCTCATACCGTATGAGTATAGATATCAATTACATACGGGTATTTATGAGAGATAGGCTATTAAGCTCTAGAATATGGGATAAAGATAAAGCAGAAGATTTATTGCAAGCACTAATGGGAGAACAACTAGCATGGGCTTTGGAAGACCGTATGGAAATAGCCCATCAGGTTAATATTCTAAGAGAATCTCAGGGAGGGAAATACGTACCGTTTATATCTGCCGAGCTGGGAAAGGCCCTTAAATTAAAGCTTGA